GTACCTGGGTTGGAAACCAGAGGCTAAGGCGCCGCGGTGGACGCTGGTGCCCCGTGACGAGTGGCGGTCCCTGTTCGACCCGGGTTCGCGAATCGCGGGTAGTCGTGCGTTCGCGATCGAGTTCAATGAACAGCGGACCAGGGCCTGGATCGGTGTGGCCGGCAAGAGGTCGGATGGGCACTGGCATGTCGAGGTGGTAGAGCCCGGTGGCCGGGTTCCGGCTGAGGTTGTGGGAACCGATTGGGTGGAGTCTCGGATCTCGGAGATGATCGAGGATTGGGAGCCGTGCGTCACTGTGATCGACAAGCGGCGCCCGGCGTCCAGCCTTGTCGTGCCGTTGCGGAACAAGTTCGGTAAGAGTGCTGTGTACACACCCCCCGCGGAGGACGTGGCAGGGGGCTGCGGCCGGTTCTATGACGCGATTACCGGGGTGACGCGGGACGAGGGGGAACCGGTGTCCAGTCGTATTCGCCATCTCGGGCAACCCGAGCTGGACGACGCGCTGGCCGCTGGCCGGACCTGGCCCTGGGGGTCGGGGCAGAGCTTCACCTTCGTGCACAAGACCTCGGCTGGCGATATCTGTCCCCTATACGTGGTGACCCTGGCCATGCTGGGGGCCGAGGTGTACGGGGTCGACGACTATGATTTGCTCGACTCGGTGGATTCCAGTCGGCGGTGCCAGAGCTGTTCGCGGTTCGTCTATCCAGACGGAGGTACATGGCGTCACGCTAGTGACGAGACCCCTGAGTGTCAGTAGTATTCACACGAGGTGGCGGCATCAGACCGGCGGCTGAGACACAGTCTCTGATGCCGCTACTTCATGAGGTTAGTCACGGGTAGACCGACGATACACTGTGCGTGGGGTGTGGCCTCGCGCGGGGCACACACCTCCTCGGATCTCAGGGGAAACGCGTTCCCGTACCCGGTAAGGGACGGGCCTTGAGGTCACGACGCGCCGGGGCCTCGCCGGGACGCTGGTGGGGCCCCGTTTCTTTCATGTTCTGGTGTGGTCGTCGCCTATGATCGTCCATGTGGGACGGATCAGGGACTTCCTCGTCGGGTCATCGACTCGTGAGGCGACCGTGGACGGTCCGCTGGTCCCGGCCCGGTCTGGGCTTGGAGTCCACGGCAAGGTCACGGTCACCGAGCAGACCGCCATGCGACACGACGCGGTGTGGGCCTGTTGCCGGTTCATATCCGACCTCGTATCGACCTGCCCCATCAACGTGTACCGGGACTTCGATGGCCTTCCGTTGGAGATGCCGAAACCCCCCGTGCTGGTGGAACCAGGTGGGAAACGGTGGAAATACCCACAGTGGATGTATGCCACCCAGATCGATCTCACCCGCGCCGGCAACACCGTTGGGCTGATCACGGAGCGGAACGCACTCGGACTCCCCGCCAGGATCGACCTCCAACCCATCAGCGAGGTCACGGTGATCCAGCGAAAAGGGGAACCGGAGCCCAGGTACCGGATCAGCGGTAGGGAGTATGACGCAGCCGAGGTATGGCATGAGCGTGAGTACGTCGTAGCTGGTTTCCCCGTCGGACTGTCCCCGGTTGCCGCCGCCGCGTGGACGATCGGTGAGTACCTGAGCGCGCAACAGTTCGTGATCGAGTGGTTCGGGGGTGGCGGAGTCCCGAAAGCCCGGTTACGGAACACGAAGCGCGTCGTACCGCCACGGGAGTCAGCACTTATCAAGGACCGATGGAAGGCGTCAATCCAGGACAATGACCTGTTCGTCCATGGTGCTGACTGGGAGTACAGCCTTGTTCAGGCCGATCAGGTGGGTACTGAGTGGTTAGAGGCTCGCCGGTTCAACCTCCCCGCTATCTGCCGGTTCTTCGGGGTGCCGGCTGACCTCATCGACGCTGCCATCTCAGCACCGGGCACGGTCACCTATCAGAGCGCGTTACAACGCAATCTCCAGTTCCTGATCATGCATCTCGGTCCTAAGGTGATTCGCCGGGAGTACGCACTCAGTGACCTGCTCCCCAAACCGAGATACGTGAAGATCAATACTGACGCGCTGCTCCGGATGGACCCGGAGACCCGTCAGAAGGTGGTCGCCAGCCGGATCAAGCACCGGCAGCTCACCGTCACCGAGGCACGAGAACTTGAGAACCTGCCATCACTCACCCCCGAGCAGGAAGCGGAGTTCGTGCGCCTGTTTGGTGCTCCGAAGGAGCCGGTAAGTTCATCGGGTGGTGGCGACCCGGCCAGCCTCACGGCACCGGAGGCACCACACTCAACGGTTCTCGACCCGCAACCGGGCGGCATGAACGGGCACCACCCGCAGAGGAGTATGACACCATGACGGACCCGAGAGAGGTGGCGGTCGCTGCTGAGGCCAGGGCGAAGTACTACCGGTCCCTGGGTAACCGCACCCAACGGACACAGCAGGCTCGTGGGTTGCCACGGTTCCACGACGGTGACCCAGATCTTCGGCAGCTCCGCGAGCCAACCTTTCAGGCACGTGTCGCCGTGGACAGGGACGCCCAAGGACCTAAGTTGGTTCGCTGGAACGGAGTCGACCGGTACCACTTCACCGGTTACGCCACAGTATTCGAAACCTGGTACGAGATGTATGACTTCTTTGGCCCGTATGAGGAGTCGGTGGCCACGTCGGCACTGGATGTGTCTTTGGACGCTGGCCCGGACGTGGCGTTCCTGGAGAATCACCGTGGTCTCACGATGGCGCGGACCATCTCGACCGCGTCAGGCATCCCACCGTCCCTTGTCATTGCCGCGAATGATCACGGTCTCAGTGTCGAGGCGTGGACGAACCCCAAGCGAACCGACGTGACTAATCTCGCGGAGGCCATCGCCGAGGAATCGATCACTGAGATGAGCTTCGCGTTCTGGCTGGAGGAGGGTTGGTGGAACGACGACTTTACCCGGTTCATCATTACCAAGGCTGACATCGACCGAGGCGACGTGTCTGCCGTGAATTTCGGCGCCAACCCATATACGAACATCGGGGTTCGCGCTGCGGAACTGATCGGGCAACTGGAGATGGTCCCGCTGTCGGCGGCCAGGGCAGCGCTGACCGTCCTGCAACGCCGGGTTGGTGACCGGCCGGTGGGCATCGCGCGGACGGTGACAGATCAGGTACAGTCAGCCGAGAGTGACGAACGTGACGACAAGCCCACCGGGCGCAGCGTCGCTATGATTGAAGCATTGCTCGGCGAGGACGCGACCATCATCGAGTAACGGCCCCGGCGGTTTCAGCCGGGTTACACACCCCCAGGGTGGCGGTTTCAGCCCCCGGTATGAAACGCACGCACACGCGGGCAGCATCGGCCGGTCCAGGAAGCATCCCACGGGTTCAGTGGTGGCATACCGGCGCGTGAGCGGGACGACACATCCCCTCATGAGAGGCAGTCACCGCGATGACGCCCCAAGAGCTGATGATCTCGATCGAGGTCGAGCTGGAACAGGCCGAGAAGCGACGCAACCGTGCCGTGCAGACCGCGCAGGCGATCCTGCTCAAGGCCCGTAAGGACGGCCGCTCAACCCTCACAGTCGAGGAAGACCATGACTGTGAGGCCGCACTATCGGCCCGTGAACGGGCCGACGAGGACATCACAGGTATCAGGAACAAGCTCACTCGGGCCAAGGCGGTCCTGGACGCCGAGAACGACGCCGAGGCCGGTTTGTTGGAACGCGCCGAGGACCCCAAGACGATCGGCGGCAGGGCACCCGCCTATGACCGGGTGGCACGGGTCGGCACCGAGGAACGCACCTACCACAAGGGCAACACCCGCCGTGGTGGCCCGTTCATCCGGGACGTGGTCTCGCAGTTCCTGACTCGCGATATCGAAGCTGAGCAGCGGCTGTTGCGCCATATGCAGGAGGAGCGTGTCGAGCGGGGCCAATACCTGGAACGCGCCGTGGGAACGGGAGCGTTCACGGGTCTCACCGTTCCGCAGTACCTCACTGAGATGTTCGCCCCTGCCGTTGCGGCCCGGCGACCATTCGCCGACGCGATGACCAAGCTGGACTTACCAGCCGCCGGCATGGAAGTGAACATCTCCCGAATCACTACCGGTACCGGTGCCGCGTTGCAGGCGACACAGAACGCCGCCGTGCAGGAAACCAACGCCGATGACACGTTGCTCACCGAGCCGGTTCAGACCGCCGCCGGCCAGCAGACCATTAGCCGACAGGCCATCGACCGCGGTTCCGGGATCGAGGAGGTCATCATGAGTGACCTCCAGCGCCGGATCGCGACCAACCTCGATTCGACGATCATCAGTCAGGCGTCGACCGGGCTGACCAACATCGCCACCGCGATCACGTGGGACGACACGACCCCCACCGGGGTCGAGTTCTACCCGAAGATCCTTCAGGGGGCGAGTGCTTCAGAGGACGCGTTGCTCGGTCAGGCGAACCCTGATCTCGTTGTGATGAACCCCAGGCGTTGGTACTGGCTTCAGAACATCATGACCTCGACGTGGCCCCTGATCGGGAACGTCGGGTTGGCCGCGCAGAACTTCGGCACGAGCTACGCGGAACGGTACGGGTCCGGTGCCCGTGGTTTGCTCCCCAACGGCCAGGTTGTGATCGCCGATGCCAACGTGCCCAAGAACCTCGGTGCGGGCACCAACCAGGACGAGGTGTACGTCGTCCCGTCCGAGGAGTCCTATCTCTGGGAGGACCCACAGGCCCCGCAGTTCATTCGCGCGGAGCAGCCGGCCGCTGGCTCCCTCGGCGTTCTGCTAGTCCTGTACAGCTACTTCGCCTACACGATGAGGCGGTACAGCAACTCACACCAGAAGATCGCCGGTACCGGCCTGGTCACCCCGACGTTCACCGGGAGCTGACCTGACTGTGTGTCACACCTCCGTGCTGGAATGGGCACCCACCGTCCTCGGTCCCGCCGAGGTCGGTGGGAAGCGCGTTCTGGAGGTCGGCTCCTACAACGTCAACGGGTCAGTGCGTCCGCTGGTCGAGCGGCACGGGCCGGCCGAGTATCTCGGTGTGGACCAGCGCGCCGGCCCCGGCGTGGACCGTGAAGTGGGCGCGCTGGATCTGGTGGCCGTGCTCGGCTCGGCTCGTTGGGATGTAGTGATCGCGACGGAGCTGTTGGAGCATGTCGCGGACTGGGCCGGCTGCGTCGCGGCCATGGTCGAGTCACTCGTGGACGGCGGTCTTCTGGTCCTGTCCACACGGTCAGTCGGGTTCCCGTACCACCCGTTCCCTGGTGACTTCTGGCGGTTCAGCGTTGACGGGACTGACCGCGTGCTGCGATGTGCAGGCCTCGTCGACGTGAAGGTCGATGAAGACCCACAGGCCCCTGGTGTGTTCGCCACTGCGCGGAGACCGGCCGGCTGGCGCCGGCCCTGGTCGCAGCGGCATCCACCAGGAGAGGTGCTCGCCAACAAGGGTGTGACGGTGGTGGTGGTCCGGTGAAGCTGCTGCGGTCCTGGCCAGCCGTCGTACCACCCGGTCGGTCACATGTCATCGACGGGGTAGAGCGACTGGTCGTCACCAACTACGACTACAGCCCGCTTGTCGACGTGGGTGACGATGTGTTGCTCCTGGAATGGGACGTGGCCGTGGACATGCCGGCCCTGGACACGTTCGCCGAGCACGCCATGGCCGATCCAGGTCGGGTACTCGCCGCGCCGTACCGGCTTTACCCCGGCTGCTCGCTGCGAGACCCGAAGATGACCCGACCAGTGTGGTCCGCGTGGCGGTATCGGCGGACCCAGCAGGACGGTGGCATGGTCGAGGTCGCCCCGGGTGACCCGGCGGCGCACATCGTCGGGTTCGGGATGACGTACCTGCCCGCTGACCTGCTTCGGAAGTACCACGACATCCGAGACCCGAGCTGGGGATTCTCCGACATCTCGTTCTGCGGCTGGCACTACCGCGAGATTAGCCACGACATCGCCTTGGACTGGGACGCGCGCCCAGTCCATCTCCATTACCCGACACCAACGATCGGAGCAGGTGATGACTGACGTGATCCCCGCTGCCGGGGCCGACCCGGACAGCCGTGTGGCACTGCTCAAAAAGCGCTTGGCCGTCGCTGAGACCGCCGGCCAGGACGATGAGGCGGAACAGATCCGGAACGAGTTGACCAAAGTTCGTGACCAAGAGCCGGCCCAGCGCCGGGCCGAGAGCGCAGATGTCAAGCCGGACACCCCGCCGGAGGGTCGTGGTACCCGGCAGTCCCGGCACGTGACCACGGCGAAGCGAGGCTGAGAGGTTGACCAGCCTTTTGCGGGTACTGCGCACCTCATCGGTCACCTTGACCCACGAGTTCCGTTCCGACGAGGTGCTTACCGACGCGGACGGCGCCGTGAACGTCACCGTCCGGCGACTGGACAGCACTATCGTGGCCGGACCCACCGTGGCCGGGCACCCAAGTGTTGGCGTGTACACGTACCCACTTCCGGCTCCGTCCCAGCTCGACATGCTGACCGTGGACTTCATCGGCTTCGTGGCCGGGTCGTCGGTGGAGATCCGGTACCACGTCGAGGTCGTCGGCGACTTCCTGTTCGGACTCGCGGCAGCCCGCAACGACCTTCGCATTCCGTCCACGGTCTCGACGGTCGACCTCGCTTCGGCCCGCGTCGAGGTCGAGACCGTGGCGGAGGACGTGTCCAGCCGGGAGGGCCCACGGATCGCATTCGTCCCCCGGTTCGCCCGTGTGATCCTGAACGGGTCCGGTACCTCTGGCCTGGCCCTGCCGCACGCGTTGATCCGCTCGGTCCGGTCCATCACCGTGAACGGGACCGTCTGGTCCGTCGGACAACTCGCCACGATCACGCCATCCGAGTCCGGGGTCCTCTGGCTCTCTGGTGGGACCTGGCCCGTGGGTCGACAGAACATCGTGGTCGAGTACGAGCACGGTATGAGCTATTCGCCGCCTTCGGTTACCGGGGCCGCGTTGCAACATCTGCGAGCCGTCCTTGCCCGGCCCCGGTCCGGCGTCCCCGACCGGACCCAGTCCTACACCACCGGGGACGGGGCCACCTACCGGCTCACCATGCCCACCGCGTCCACCACGGGCCTGCCAGAGGTCGACGCGGTGTATCAGCGGTTCTGCCAAGAGCTGGGGTCGCCGGTATGACCGCCACCGTCGTTGCCACCTTGGGGTACGAGGCGAAGCGCGCCGTGTATGACCGGCTCGCGATGGCCGCCGTGCCCGGTGGGGCGCTGGAGGGGGTTCAGGTCTCCTACGAGGCCCCGGCACAGCTGGAGCGACGGTCGATGTACCTGGGTGGGTTCCGGACCGTCCAGGACGAGGCCATGGCTGAGGTGGGGTTGTTACGTGCTGAACGTGTCCGGGTCGCGCTCGTGGTCCGGGTGGCTGAACCGTTCGAGACCGTGCGGGAGGCCGAGCAGGTCGCCGAGGCCCTGGCCAACGTCGTGGCCGGTGAGCTGGCACGGGACCCGAACATGGCTGGACGGCTTACCTGGACCGGGATCGGTGGAGGCGCCAGTGACTACGCCAAGACCGAGGAAGGACCGGTGGTCACCGCCGGGTACCACCTTGACCTGACGGGGTTCGCGGGGTGTTCGCCGTGAGCTATGAGGTCGCCGTCACGGTCCGGCCAGGCGAGATCACGGACCTGGTGGACGAGCACGAGGTCCGTGATCTCGCCACCGACATCGGCGAACGGGTCGCTCGGACCGCTACTGGGTTGGCTCCACGACGGACGGGCGCGGGCGCGACCAGCATCCACGCGGAAGTAGTCATGGATCATCCCAACTGGGAAGTCCGGGCCGGGTGGGACCGGCTGCATCGGTACATGTACTTCCACGAGGTCGGAACCGAGCACATGCGTCCGGCCCCGTTCCTGGTCCCGTCCTTGGAGGGTCTCTGATGGGTGTCTACACCGTGAACGACCCGCCCACGGCATCCAGCGTGGTCATCACCCCGAACAACGCCGCCGCGAGCGACACCTTCCCGGCCCAGGCCGGGGAGACCTACATCATCGACGTGAACAACGCCGGGGGCAGCCCGGACAGCGTGGCCGTGGACGACCCCACCTCGGTGGCGCCCAGCGGGGCCACCGCATTCAACCCTGATCTGACGATCAGCGTCACGAACGGCACCCGACGGCAGATCCGGGTCGACGGTACCCGGCACCGGGACTCCACCGGGAACATCACCGTCACCCACTCCTTCACCGCGTCCGTGACGGTGGTCGTGACCCGAGCCGGGAGGGTGTGACATGGCCGCGAAGCCGAGCCAGCAGGACCGGCGAGAGCCCCGGCGGGTAGACGGTCGGGCGTTCCTCTCCACTCCACCAGAGGCGCCCCCTGCGGGCACGGTCGCTGACCGGCTAGCCGCACAGGTCGCGGAGTACGGCCAGTGGGTCGCCGTAGCGGACATCCTCGTCGACGGGGCACTGGCGTATCGGAAGGGGCACGCCGTGCCCGTGAGCAACGTCGAGCGGCACGGATACGACCGGCTGGGTCTCGTGACCCCCGCCGGGAATGAGGTGAGCTGACAATGCCAACCACCGCGGTACCGAACATCCTGGTCGACCCCGGGTACCTGTTCTGGGCTCCGCTGGGCAGCGCTGAGCCGACCAATACCGTGTCCGGTTCCAAGTTCACCGACGCCTGGCCGGTTGCCTGGTTGAGCCTCGGGGCGACCAAGGACGGCTCTGAGTTCACCCCCGAATTGACCGTCGAGGAGATTCTCGTCGCTGAGTTCTTCGACCCGGTTGCGTACCGGACGACGAAGCGAACCAACAAGTTCGCGTTCGCCCTGGCGGACATCACGATGAAAAACTGGAGCCGGGCCATGAACGGAGGCGGCGCGGTGGTCACCGTCTCCGGGTCTGGCGCCACATTACTTTCCTCGTTCGTCCCGACCGCCCCGGGAGCTGAGATCCGGGCCATGCTCGGATGGGAGGCACTCGGCAACGACCTACGGTTGATCGTGTACCAGACGATCTGCGCGGGGGCGGTGAAGTTGGCCTTCAAGAAGGCGCCTGACTTCGCGACCATCCCCTGTGAGTTCAGTTGTGAGGTTCCGTCTTCCGGTATCCCCTGGAAGATGTACTCGGCTGGCACGGCGAGGGTGGGTACCTGATGGCGAGGCGCAAGGCACGTGGGCGCTCAAAGGCTCCCTCGGCGTACATCCCGGACCCGGGAACACACCTCGGCTCGTTCGGTTCGCCCCGCGAGGCGCTGGATGTCACCTTCGGATACCTCGGGGAACAGATTCGGGTCAACCCCGAGCTATCCGAACTTGGTCTCATGGACTGGACCGAGGGGGCCATGGAGATCGGGGAGGACGACCCGCGGGCCGTCACCGCGGTCAAGGACCAGGTCCGGGAGCTGGTACACCCGGACGACTTCGAACGATTCTGGGCCGCAGCTCGGAGGCATCGGCAACGACTCCCCGACCTGCTTCAGTTCATGCAGGACCTCATGTCGGCGTTGACACAACGCCCTACTGGGAGGCCCTCCGACTCCTCCGCTGGGCCGCCGTCAACCACCAGCTCATTCGCGGACGACTCATCCTCGCGGGCGGTCGCAACGCTGGAGGCACGTGGCCGTCCCGACCTCGCGGTGGTAGTGGACGAGACCGCCAGGAGCCGGGAAGTGGGCTGACCGTGGCGCAACTATGCGACCTGTCCTACGTCCTGCAGCGAGATGACATCGTCCGGCGGGTGGAGCTGGTCCAGTTGGCCACTGCCATGGCGGCGGTCAATGGTGCCCGTGTCACCATCCCGGACCTGGATGAGGAACTCGCCCGGTTCGATGACTGGCTGGCCTCCGAGCCGGCCCAGTCAAAGGACCTGGACCCTGACGTGGCGGACCTGCGCCAGGCCCTCGACCTCGACGGGTAGCCGGCCATGGGCTGCCAGGAATGTCCCGGGCCAGGAACCTGGCGTGTCGATCGCCGGGGAGACGCGGTGGTCTCGTGGTCCTGTTCGGCGCACCTGGCGCGTGTCTGTGCGGATTTACAGCGGGACTGGGAAGTAACACAGCTTGTGGTCACCCACGCGCGTCCAAGCTTGCGGAGTGGGCAGGGATCGGGGCCAGGCTTGACGAGATCGCTGAGGGGTTCTAGCCGTGTCCCGCACGCTGGCTGACGCCTTCGTCGCGATCCGACCTCGCGTCCACGAGTCCGCCGTCCAGGACGCCAAGGCCGCGGGGGAGCTGACTGGCCGTGCGTTCGGAGACGCCGCGTCCAAGAACGCGGCGTCAGCCGGGGAACGAACCGGGAGAGAGTTCGGCGCCGCTGCCGTTACCGGTGCCAAGAAGGCCGCCGACCGGGACGCCAAGGGTATGGGCGTGACGATCGGGGAGAAGATGGCCCTGGGAGTCGGCGCGGGGCTCTCCGTTGGCCTCCCACTGGTCGGGTCGGCGGCAGCCGTGGGATTGGTGGCTTCCATGGCCGCGGTCGGGGTCGCCATCGCGGCGCAGAACGAGCAGGTCAAGGCCGGGTTTTCGGTACTCGCGCAGCAGGTCACGACCGGGATGACCACCGCCGCCGCACCGCTGGTCCCGTTCCTGCTCGACGTGGCCGGTCAGGCGAGTACCGCGTTCGCCACGTTCCTTCCGGCCGTGACCGGTGCGTTCACCGCGCTCGGACCGGCGTTACAGGCGGGGCTCGCACCGTTCATGGCCGGGCTGACGCAGGCGTTCGTGAGCCTCGCGGAGGCCACCGCCAGATCAGCACCAATGATCACTGACATCATGACCCGGCTAGGCCAGCTACTGCCCACGGTGGTGGGCCTGGTCGTGGCACTCATCGAGCTTGGTGGTAACGCCATCGACCCGCTACTGGCCGTGATCAACGCACTGGTCGGTGGTCTCACCACGGTGATTGGGTGGATGGACCGGTACCAAGTCGTCACCATCGCCGTGGCTGCGGCACTGGCAGCGCTTGTGACGGTATCCAAGGTGCACGCCGCCGTGCTCACCGTCCAGGCCGCCGGGGGGCTCGCCAAGTACCTGGCGGGGCTGAATCTGGTGAAGGCGGCCACCCTGATCTGGACCGGTGTGCAGTGGGCGTTGAACTTCGCGTTGACCGCCAACCCGATCGGGCTCATCATCGTCGGGATCGCCGCGCTGGTCGCGGGCGTGATCCTGGCTTGGCGGCACAGCCAGACGTTCCGAACCGTGGTCGTGGGTGCCTGGGACGCGATCAAGGTCGCTGCCCAGTTCATGTGGTCGGTCATCAAAGTCGTGTTCGGGCTCTGGCTGGACTGCTACAAGCTCATCGGTGGGGCCGCGCTGTGGCTGTGGCGGAACGCTATCCTGCCGGCGTTCGAGGGCGTGGTCACCGCCGTCACGGCCGTGGGGAGTGCGTTCGTCTGGCTATGGCAGAACATCATCGCACCCGCCGTGTCAGCCATCGCGTCGCAGGTGACCTGGTTGTGGCGCAACATCATCGAGCCGGCCTGGACCGGGATCTCGTTCATCATCCAGGTCGTCTGGACCGTGATCCAGATCGTGTTCGGACTCTGGATGATTTACTACAAGCTCATCGGCGAGACGGCGCTGTGGCTGTGGCGGCACGGGGTACAGCCAGCGTTCGAGGGCGTTGCCGCCGTCGTGCTCTGGGCCTGGGACGCCGTCATTCGACCCACGTTCGACGCGTTCGCCGCCGTCGTCGTCTGGGTCGTGAACCAGGTCATCCGACCGGTCATGGACGCGCTGGTGTGGTTCTGGCGGAACGCCGTGGTCCCTGCCGCGTTGTTCTTGCGGGACATGGTCCGGGCCGCGATCGAGGCCATGGGACAGGCCATCCAGTTCGTCTCGGAACGGGTCATCCGACCGACCATGGACGCGCTGGTGTGGTTCTGGCGGAACGCCGTGGTCCCTGCCGCGTTGTTCTTGCGGGACATGGTCCGGGCCGCCATCGAGGCCATGGGTCAGGCCATTCAGTTCACCTGGGACCACACTATTCGACCAGTCATGGACGCGATCGCGTTTGTGATCCGGGATGTGGTACCCACGGCGTTCCGGGTCGGAGTCGACGCCATCGCCCGAGCCTGGGACTTGCTTCGGGAAGCGGCCAAGGTACCGGTCAGGTTCGTGGTCGACGTGGTCATGAACCCCCTGATCCGGGGATACAACAAGATCGCCTCGTCGTTCGGGGTGAACACCGTCGCTGAGATCGGTCTCCCGTTCGTTACCGGTGGTATCTATCCCGGGTATTCCCCTGGCCGAGACATCGGACTGGCCGCTGTTTCCGGCTATGAGGCGATCATGCGTCCGGAGTGGACACGGGCCGTGGGGCCGGCGTATGTCCACGGGGCCAACGCCGCCGCGAGAACCGGTGGAGTCCCCGGGGTCCGTGCCTGGCTGGCTGGGGGGTTCGCTGACGGTGGCATCGTCGGTGACCTGCTCGGGTGGGTCACCGATCCCGTGGGGCGGGCCAGGGACGCGCTGGGTGGGCCTTTGAACCGGCTCAGGGAGCTTTCCAACACCCCGTTCAGTCAGATGATCGCCGCCATGCCACGGCGGATCTACGAGGCCGCCGTGGCGAAGGTGGAGTCGATCGTCAAGGGGTTCGGGTCCAGTCTTGGATTTGGTGGTGGTGGTGTTGAGCGGTGGCGGGGTGTCGCGCTCTCGGCGCTGAGTTTGGCAGGTGCGCCAGCGTCGTGGATCGGATCATTGTTGCGCCGGATGAACCAGGAGTCCGGTGGAAATCCCATGGCGATCAACTTGTGGGACTCGAACGCGATGCGTGGCACCCCTTCGAAGGGCCTCATGCAGGTGATCCAACCCACGTTCAATGCCTACGCCGGCCCGTTACGGGATCGAGGGATCTGGGACCCCTTGGCGAACATCTTCGCCGCGATCCGGTACACGATCGCTCGTTACGGCTCCGGCCCCGCCGGGTGGGACCGGCCCGGTGGTTACGCTCGTGGCGGCATCGTGGGTGACGTGCGGTCATTGTCCATGGATGGTGGGTTCGGGGTTCTGCGGCCGGGCCCGAACATGGTGTTCAACGGGACCGGGCGGGATGAACCGATCACCTCCGGCCCCGTCGAGGTCCGGGTCTACATCGGCGACCGGGAGTTGACCGACATCACCCGTGTCGAGGTCGAACGGATCAACCGGCAGGTGGCCCGTCAACTGGCCGGGAGCCGGACCACTGGGAACTACGACATACTATGAGCTATGACGCGACTGATATTGGTCAGGGCCGAAGGTAGCTCCACGATCTGGTTGTCGAATGGCCTGCAACGGCGCCGGGTAGCCGATGATGAGGTTCGACTGCTCCAACGACTGTTCACCACCACCGAGGTGGTCACGGTCACCGACCTACGGGTCCTCGGTGTACCCATCCCCGAACCGCTGCGGCTCGCCCGGACTGTGGACGACCCGACGATCTGGCTTGGGGACGGAATCCTCCGCAGAGTCGTCGACCTGTTAGAGCTTTCCGAGGTCCAGCGCTGGCTCGCCCGGTCGCAGAACGACACCACGGTTCGGACCTTCGCCGACATCCGGGTCCTGGGCGCCGCGTTCCCTCCCGATGAGGACGTGCCCGAGCCGGAACCGCCCGCCGGGACCTGCGTCAGTCCATGGTTCACCACGGCTGAGCGCAATGGCGGTATCGCGTTCGGCGATTACTACATTCACAACAACATCTGGAACCCGGAGGCCCCGGCGAACCAGTCATTGCATGTCTGCTCTCCTGCGTCCTGGTTCGTGAGGTCCGGACCGTACTCGGGTACGGCGGTGAAGACGTTTCCGAATGTGCACCGGGACATGCCGGACGCCTTCGGGGCCGGCGTGCCATGGTCGGACTACTCCACAGTGTCAGCCCGGTTCGCCAGTTCCGTGGATGCCGAACACCAGACGGGCGGGATCTGGAACGTGGCTTTCGACATTTGGCTGAACGGGGTTGGCTGGGGCGGTGGCAGCACTGAGGTCATGATCTGGACAGAGAACCGGGGACAGCGCCCGGCTGGTGAACGACTCTCGGCCGACGTGGCCATCGGCGGCACAATCTGGCAACAATGGCACCTCCGCGAGGGGGATGCCAACGTGGTTACCTTTGTCGCGCTGACACCCGTCAAGGCCGGGACCGTGGACATCAAGGCACTGGTCGACTTCGGTATCCAGCGCGGGCTGATTCCGCAGGGGCCGACCGTTCACCAGCTCGGCTACGGGATCGAAATCTGCGACACCGCCGGCACCGTCCTGCGCTATGACGTGACCGACTTCGAGCTGACCATGACGAAGGCATGAGGTGTGATGACCGTCGCTGGCGATTTCTGGTTCCGGGCCTTCGAGGAACCGGATGATCCCAACCGTTTGGAATACCGGTTCGTCATGCCCCACGTGGCCCTCAGTGGTGATTGTGGCATCATCTGGGACCGCGACGTGAAACAATGGCGTATCACCCCAGGTGGAAGACGGGCGTTCCTGGGAGGTCACCGGGGACGACCGAGTGACCGCGGTCCTGGCGCTGATAGCTCGCCGATGGGGTAAGATGGCCAGTTTCGAGGACATACCGGAGGCGTAACGTGGGAGTAAGTAGGATGGAATCCCCAGGTGGGTTCATGAATCGTTGTAGGCACATCCTCGCAGTTGTTCGACTTTACCGTGAGGTTGGGAAGAAGTTGAAGCTTGTTGAGAATGACTCCGACGGACAACGTCTAGTCGAATGGACCCGGAATGAACTCAGTCGTATCGACGACAAGTACGGGGTACGTGCACTGGATTTGGGTGACAGCAGGGCCGAAGGGGGTAGTCATGGCTCGACTGACCAGTGACCCGTCCGATCCCGATCTCACCCGTGGCGTGGACGCTGGACCAGCCCCGCAGGCGGACGCGTACCTGGTGTTGTCCGAAGAGGACCGTGGCCGGAGGTTCGTGCGTCCAGTCCGTTGCCGGTATCGTCACGTGACCTGCGGCACCGTGACGACCATGGCGTTGCCGATCGCCGAGACGTATGCCCGGCAGCCGTCCTTCTACGGCGCCACCTACTGCGTCGGCTGTCGACGGCACGTGCCGGTCGGGGAGTGCCGTTGGGACGGTACCGATGAGGTGGTCGGGTCGTGAGCATCGCGAACTACGACCAGCTGGTCGCCGGTCTGCTCCCACCCAGCAGCTTTGACAAGGCGGCCGGGACGGCGGAGGCGGCCGGCGAGTACTTCTCCGCCTGGTACCTGACCGGCCGTCCTGGCGCCGGGGTCGCTCCCTCCTCCGGGCTCAACGGCGCCGCGCTGACCGCCACCGTGTCTGGACAGCTACCCACGGCGGGCACCGTCACCGGCAAGCAGGCGTACCTGGCGTCCATGCGAGCGGCTCAGGGTGGCAACGTCGGCACGGTCCGGCTCCTGGACCGGCTTTATGCCAATTCTGGGTACACGGTGACCTCGACCGGCAGCCAGGCCAGCACCCACGCGGGACTACCCAGCCGGGACTCCAACGGGTCGAACACCGGGGCCGGCGTCGGGTTGGCCCTGGAGGTGTCCACGGCCACGACCAACGCCGGAGTGGTCACGGCCACGATCTCCTACACCAACGAGTCCGGGGTAGCTGGTCGGACCGGAACCATCACTGTCCCGATCACGGCAGTGGCAGGGCACTGGGCCGAGATGGACTTGCAGGCCGGGGACTTCGGGGTGCGCTCGTTCCAGTCCCTGACCCTGTCGGCGTCGCTGGTCACCGGGGCTATTCACCTCGTCCAGTTCCGGGAAATCACCGCCATTGACCAGCCAGCAGACAACCGGGGTGATCGGATGTCACCACTAGAGTGTTTCGGGCCGGTGTATGACGGGTCCGTGCTCGCCTTGGTGTACCTGGCCACCGGCACCGCCGTGGGCCGGGTTCGGGGTGGCCTTCGACTGGCCCAGGGGTGAGAATGACGACAACCTGGACACCCGATGAGTTCGCGGCGATACTCAAGACCAGGATGCTGGAACAGCACAAGATACGTGGCGGCCATACCATATCCCGAAGGATGGTCGAGCGAGCCGAGTTTGATACCGTTGAACTGGTTGCGAACCAACTCCACGTCGATTTGCATACTTACGTGTACGCAGAACAAGCCGCGACCAATGTCGATGAGTTGGTCCTTGACGGCGGGCCGGCCACGTGGTGGCAGCACATAAAGCAGGCGTTCTTCCCGTACGGTGACGATCCCGTGGGACGTTGGTTGCTTCGGCGTTGGCCGGTTCGACGCCACCAGATCCGGGTCCCGGTCACGGCTACGCGCTGGGCGGTGTACCCGGACATCGAAGGGTACCGAGCGTTGCCGGACTGCGGACCCGTGGTCTTCCATGACTACGTTGAGTTTGATCGGCAGGGACAATGAATGAATGAATGGGTTCTCTGGGGGTTCCACCCCAGATACGCCGACGGCGAACCAATCAAGATAACCGGCGGTGGTATCCGTCGTTGCCGAACAGAGCAACGCTGGCGTATCGACTGCGAGGGTGGTTGGACCTGTGCGATTCACCGAGCGGGTACGTCGCCGGTCGGATTGCGTATTCAAGCGACGGCCGCACGTACCTATCGTGCCTTGTTGTACATGAGCCCATAGCGGGGGTTATTACAATGGCCTCGTCCGGACGTGGTGCGTACCCGCTCTGGTCACCACGCCGCCGGCCGCAGCTGGTCGAGCCGTCGATCTTCGCGCCGGCACAGTCACGGGTGTTGGCCGACCACGTCATCGGGCCCATTCCCACCTTGCGTGCCGAGCCGTGCCGCGGGGCCGTGCTGCTGCGCCTGACCTGGCCGCAGGTCCGGACGGCACACCTGATTCGGCTGGAACCGGATGGAACGCAGACCACCGTCTCCGCCACCGAGGGGGTCATGGTCTGTGGTACTTGGGTCGGCCTGGACCACGAGGTTCCTTTAGATCAGGCATGTGTCTGGCGGGCCACGTCGCCCGAGTCACAGGAGGTTCTGACGACCCCGGAGGCCATTGGCGTTCCGTCCGGGGGCCGTGCCTGGTTGCGTCACCTGAGCCGACCGGGGTTGAGCCGACCGATCCGGGTGGCCATCCGGCCAACCCAGCGCAGGGCCGCTCGACGGGGGATCTATTACTTGGCTGGGAGGCCGGACCCGATGGTCGTGACCGATCTCCGGGCCGGTGACGAGGGGTCGATGGGGATCTATGTCGAATCGGACATCGAGAGCGTAGCCATACGGGCATTGCTCGCTGACGGGTCCGTCCTGCTCCTGTCTTGTCCGGCCGCGTGGACCGGACCCCGCCAGTTGTACATCAGTCCCGGGGACGTGGACCTCACCCCGGCCGCCCGGGTGGTCACCGAGGCGGGCGAATATATGACCCTGCCGTATGTGGTGGTGCAACGCCCTGACCTACCGGCGGTGTCCACTCCCGGCGCCACCTGGGCCGATGTATCCCGGCTGGGTTCGTGGGACGAGCTGGCCGGGCGACCCTGGGACGACCTACTCGTCCCAGGATGGTGAACGACGATGCTCACTCCCGGTGGTGACCTGGATCAATTCCTCGGGGCTTTGCGGCGCAGCCACGGCTTCGTGACGCGGGTCACCCCCTACTACGGCGGGGTCCCCGGTCCGCCGGTTCCACTGGCGTCGGGGGAGATCAGCGTCGCGGCCGGGCAGCGCAGCCGGCGAACCATGACCGCCACCGTGGACCCCCGACTCGTCCCCCGACAGCCGGGCGACCCCACGAGCCCGTTCGGGACGGAGTGGCGCGTCGAGTGGGGACTGGTCCAGGACCAACGCACGGGCCCGGACCAGTGGGTAGACGTGTTCTACGGGCGGGTGGTCACCGCCGATGACCTGTCCCCGGGCGGCGAGGTGCGGGTAGAACTCGCGGACAACGCCGCCCGGGTCGTCGAGGGCCGGTTCCTGTCTCCGGAGTCGTCCCGGGACGGGTACTCCGTCGGCGCGGAGATCAGCCGACTGATCGGCGACATCGACCCGGGCGCGACCGTCACGTTCGACGACCGGCTTTCGCCGCAGGTCCCGGTCGGGTATCACTTGTGGTTCCCGGACCGGGACCAGGCGGTGGACGACATCTGTGCCGCCATCGGAGCCACGTGGCACGCACGGCCCACGGGACCAACCGGGTCATACCACGTGGCTCCGGTCCCGTCCACGGACGGTGACTTGATTCCCTGGGAGATCAATGACGGAGCCGATGGGGTGGTGGTGTCCACGGCCCGCCGGCAGTCACGGGAGATGACCTACTCCGCAGTGGTCGTGGAAGGTCAGGGGCCGAACAACGAGCCTGTCCGAGGGGTGGCCATCGATGACGATCCATCATCACCCACGTTCTACTTTGGCCCCTTCGGGCGTAAGCCCCGGCACGTCAACTCGCCGAGCGTGACGACCACTGAGCAGGCTAGGGATGCCGCACTCCGGTTCCTTGCCGAGTCTCGATCCATGGTCTGGTCCCGGTCCATCAGCTGCCCCCCGATGCCGCTGCTCGACGTGGATGACGTGGTGGTCGTGCGAGTCAACGGCGGGTACGAGGTCCACGTCGTAGACGCGATCCGGTCATTGCCGCTCGTGGCCCCGCCCGGTTCCGGCCTGTCCTCGATGACGATCGAGACCCGGTCGTTGCGAGCGGGATAGGATCAAACGGTGACCGTCACAGAGGCCCGTGGGCTTCTTCTCCTGCTGCGGGCTAAGCCGACACTGCTCCCGCCCGCGCCGTTGGGCCTCGACCCACGTGCAATGGACCGTCGAGCCTACGATGAAGTCCATCCCTGCCTGGGTTGTGGGTCACTGGCGCATCTCGCCTACGTCGCCGACTGCCAGCTTTACGGGTTCCGGTGGCTGGACCTGTGCTATGACTGCGCCGCCTCGGTTCGGGAGGCGAACAATTGACCGGCCCATCCTTGAACGACGCCCTGATGCGGTTTATCACAGGGCCACGGATGCGGGTGTTCCGGGGCCGGGTCGTCGAGATCGTAGGCGACACCATCAAGGTCCAGCTCGGTGATAACACGGAGATCGTGCGCGCGTACCGGCACATCGGCGTGCTGGCGGTGGGTGATTACGTAGACGTGGTCCAGTCCGGGAATCGTGGATATATCCTCGGCGTGCTGGACCCACCACAACCAGGCGTGATCGCCAACGGGTCTTTCGAACAAGCGGACGCGGGTGCTCAACCCCGTCACTGGCTGACCTACCACGTCTCGACCCCGGCCTTGGTGGACGTACTCGCCACCCAGACCCGTGATGGCCAGCGAGCGCTACGGGTGACTTCAACCGCGTCCGGCGGCACACCGGGCATTGACAGCTACGTGTACTCAACCCCCGTGGGGGTCGCCCCCGATCAGTCGTATGCGTTGCGCGGCTGGGCGCAAGGTCCCGCTGGTTCCACGCAGACCATGGACGCGTACTTGGGTGCGATGTGGTTCGCCACGGTCGAGGACCGGTATCCAACGGTCGTGGCCGCCAACTCGACGGCGGCCAGCGTAATCCCCGTACCCAACGGCGAGTGGACACCATTGGCCGGGTTTGTCACCGTCCCCGCCGGAGCTACCGGCATGTCCGTGTTCCTGCGTACCGTGTCCTCGACGGGGGAATCCGGCTCGGTGTTCTGGGATACCGTCGACGGTATCCAAACGTAATCCAAGGGCGGTGTGGTGCAGGTGGGATCGACCGGGCAGGGGTTACCGTATCCGACCAACTCGGACCGTCCAGACTACACCGGGAACTTGTACCAGGCGTTCTCCGCCGCCGAGCGACTGGCCGTGATGCGGTTCCCCAACACCACCACTCGGGCTCGACTGCTCCCCGAGCCTGCCGAAGGCATGCTCTGCTACCTGGCCGAGGAACGCCGGCTGGAGTCGTTCTGGAGTGGTAGGTGGGTCCCGGCTCCGGTAACCCATGTCGTATCTGGTATCTCGCTGGTACAAACTCAGAGTCAGGATTTGCCGTCGGGGACTGATACCCGACTGGAGTGGGACACCGTAGTTAGCGGTTCCTTCACCCCGTCGATGTGGTCATCCGGGAACCCGTCCGTCGTTACCGTGCCGTACAGGGGGGTCTGGGGAATTTCCTCGTATTTCCGGATCGGCAGAGTCCTGACCGGCCGCAGGGTCGCCCGAATCAAAATCAACGGCACCGTTCAGGTGGCACGGGTGCGGGACTGGGACCCACGCGGGTACGAACATATGACCATTGGCTTCTCATATCCGCTCAACCTGGGTGACCAGGTCGAAATCGAGGCCCGGCAGGCGTCCGGCTCCCCGGCCAAGATTGGCGAGTTCGAACCATCGCGGCTCACGGTCACCCTGCGGTATCCGGTATAGGAGTGATACCCCCCATGCCCGAGACCCCCATACTGGGCATCCCAGTCCCGGACCCCGACGACTCAGCCGCCGGCCCTGTGGACTTACGGAGGGCACTGGAGGTATTGGAACTGTACCTGGTCGGGGACTGGCCGAACCTCACAGCCCAACAACGCCTGCAACCCGCACCACCTGATGGGGCCATAGCATGGTTTGGCAACACCAGTCGGCATGAGCTGCGCCGTGGTGGCGCGTGGGAACACCTCAGCGGCGCTTCGGTGGTCGACGCGCACCTGGTTCGTTCTCCCGGCCAATTCATCCCTGGATGGCGAACCACGCCCATATCCTGGTCTAGTACCAGTTTCGGCACCCGCGCGGTCCAAGACATGTGGACGGTCACAGCACCCACGAAGATCACCATTCCCAGGTCTGGGCTCTACGGGGTTCGGGTCGCCTGCCCGCTAATCCGGTTCTCCGGTTCCGGGTCAGGCCGGGTCCGCCTCGCGGTTAGAGTCAACGGGGAGTCCAAGTGGCGGGTCGCGGACAGCCGGCAGACTTCTACCGCGGCGGGGGACAACTACGTGTCGGTCACCTACGAGGACAACTTGGCTTCGGGTGACTATCTGGTCATCGAGGCATACCACGAGGTCGACACTGGATTGGGTACTGGTAACGGGCCGTTCGCCCGGCTCGCCGTGGTCCTGCGAGCTACCACATGAAACAACGGAGGTATCCACGTCGTGGGTGAGACCCCGCTGCTCCGGCTCCCGTATCCAGATGGACCCGAGGGAATCGATCCGGATATCGCGTTGCGACGGGCCATGGAGGCCGTCGAGCGCCGATCAGTGATGGTCTTCTCGGACGAGACGGCGAGAGCCGCTGGACTCGTCCATCCCGTGGACGGGATGGTGACGGGGCTGCGGAACCGTCGGCGGCATGAGGTGTTCCTGAACGGTGCCTGGTCCACGCTGCTGCCCAGCACCGCCGTGGTGCTGTCCCGGGCCGGGGTCGGGCAGAGTATCCCGCACAATGTCTGGACCCCGGTCCAGTGGGACACCGAGGACCCCACGTTCACGACGGATGCAGTCATATGGTCGGCCGGGGCACCCAGTGTGGTCGCGATCCCCTGGACAGGGGACTATGGGGTTACGGCGACCCTCGGGCTGGCCGGGAACGTGACCGGCCGCCGGTCCATCGCCGTCGCCGTGACCCGTGCTGGGGTGACGACCCGTACCCATGTCGATGCCCAGAACCCCCCACCGGCCGGAGCTGACATCGCCCACCTGAACATCGACACGGATATTGGCCTGTTCGCGGGTGACACCGTAGCCATTCATGTCTTGCAGACCTCGGGGGTTCCGTTGTTGACTGATACATCCGAGACCATTCCGAGACTCACGATCGACCTACGGTACGTGGTCTAGGTTAACGGAATAGCTCCCACACCAGGATTACCAGCCGTAACACACCGGTAGTTGGTGGGGTCCGTTATTATCAGTCGTCAGCATCATCGCACGTCGCGATAGTAGTGGCGTTCCGCATGTCTGTCGCAGCTTGCTCGTATTTCGCCTTCGCTGCCAACCGTTGAAGCTCCATCCGCACCATGTCATCGGTCAGCCGCTTCGATGTAACAAGCTGTCAGGGGTGCGGGGCACTTTCGTTTGCCATTTCGGTTACCTCCTGTGTGTTTCTGTATGACAGATAGTCATTCATGACCACTCGACTACCGACCCGGACGGTAGTCGAGTGGTCAGTGTTGACCTCCTAGTACAGGCAATCGCATACTGACACGAGTTCGCGCTTGTCCCGTCGCCCCTCATATCGGTCCATCTTCGTAGAAATGGTTATGGTCGGCTGTCCATTCAAGGGTCCACTTGTCTTGGTAGGCATAGCAGTCATATGGTGGAATGTATTGGCCCAGGCCATGCCACGTACATACCTTGCCTGGATCGTGCTTCACGAGGTCGGGCCGACAATCGCTTAGCCAGTGCCGGGCACCATCGGTCTCGTAACCGTTCAGGACGTAGGTTCCACAAAGGCAGCATTGGTGACAGTCATAATCACCTAATCTCATGGTTACTTGCTCCCCCGTCGTCCCCGGATGATGATTGCAACCAGGCTTGGCGAGCATCCAACAGCAGCAGCGAGAACGTCATATTTCCATCGGTCCGGGTCCTCGTCACGGAGCTGGCGGATCAACTGGTCCCGTTGGTCCCGGTGAGCCCTAGCCAACCCATCGGCATCATCTGCCATCCGGTGATGTTTTCGGGCCTCACGGGCTCGTCGGTCACTCATCACGCACCACCGTCGCTGGTGGTTCGGTAGAGGTGGCCGTGGCGCAAGAGCTGGTCAATGGTGTCGGCCAAGGTTGGGGGCATGAGATCATTGAAACTGTCGGGACAGAGGATGGAACTGACCAAGATGGAGCACTTCGCGCGCGTGGCACCCGCCAATAGCCTGCGAAAGCCCTCAGCTTCTTCAACTCCAACCTGGACCCCAATACCGTCGACAACGATGAGATCGGAACTAGCTGTGGTGCTGATAACGTTACCGCTGCGGGTAAACACACCCAGATTTTTCAGGTCGTTCAGGGCAAACCAGAACACGTGCATGCCGGCCTCGGCCGCTTGCTGGCTTAGGCTCCGTAGTATGAACGTCTTGCCGGTGCCACGCGGTCCACAGACCATCAGGTTCTCTCGACGGCGAATCCATTCTAGTTTGCGTAATGTGTTCACATCAGTGAGGCACCGATTAGTCATCATGATTTGTCTCCAACTCCACGCACTTCCTCGTTACGTCGGCAGTTTCCCCTGCCATCGTTCGTGACCTCTCCCGTTATGCCAACGTTTCGCCTGACCTGGTGACCCGTACCGATGCTGAACCGGCGTCACCAGCCGGCCTATCGCTGGATGCCAATGGCCCATGCGATAAGCAACTCGCCAGGTCCCGCATCGGCGCGAGGATCATCCGGTCATCATGGGATGTTAGTTGGTTAGTCACAGGTCACCCCGGGAAAAGTCCGCGATCAGTGACGGGACCGTGGCATCCATACCGGCGATGTCGAGCATCCCGGCGTCGGACGGGTCCGCGATGCTGAACTCAGTGGCCGTCATCCCGACGACTGCGAGCCGGGCGTCGATCCCGGAAGCGTCCCGGTACTGGGCCAGTGCCTCGTGTGGGTGTATGGCTCCTGCCCAGGTCTCGTTGTCCGTGTAGATCACAAAGGTGTCAATTTCCAGATTGCGTTTCATGGCATAGATCATCGGCAGGGCACAGTCCGTGCCACCGAACGGCAGGCTGGACACCGCACCCACGGCGTCGTCCAGCCGCTGTCGTGGGCTGATCGAGAGTGGGGTCAGTGTTGGACTCCCGCCACCCCACAGCCCACCGCAGTAACCACTGTCCGCACGGGTAAACCCCAAGATCACGTGCCGGGACTCGGTTGCCGCCGTGACCAGTGCCAGCGCCGCGCTGGCCTCCCGGCACGTGATCGGCATACCGCTGATCTGTTGTCCCATGGACCCGGACACGTCCAGCGCCAGCAACATCCGCTCCCCGGATGGTTCCACGGCCCCGAACGATGCATAGAACGCCTCGTCCAGCGCGTCGACGATGATCCGCGACGGAGTCCAGCTGGTCGCGCCTCGTGCGCTATGCCCAGAGGCGTAGGTCCGCTGCGCCAACAGTACGGAGATCGGATGCACGCGCGCCTGACGCAGCCGCTCCGGACTGGTCAATTGCACGGCTACCGCCGTGGCACGGTGCCCAAACGGGTCGAGCAGACCCAGCCTGGTCAGCCGGGGCAGTTGCCGTATCAGCGCGGTCTGCGGCATGTCGGCGTCTAACAACGCCTCCCACACCACCGGCTCGGCCAGTGCCGAGTCTGGAAGCATCTCCCAGGACAAGCCAACCCCATCAGTGATCATTCGGGCCACTTCGCGAGGTGAAGCGGTCTGGGCGCGGGTGAACGCCTCAACCAGGTAGAGACCATTCGATGACGTGAAGTTGCCACACGGCTCACAGATCCAGCTGAACAGCTCGTCTCGTGCCTCGGAGTCGGGTACGGGATGGGCGAGCCGGAGCAGGTCCCGGTGCGTCCAACCCTCCCGGTTCCGGTACTTGACCACCTGGTATTCCAGGTCATGGACAGACTTGTTCAGGTACCAGTTCGATACCGCTCGACGCATTCCCCGACCCCAGCCACGGAACTGCTCGACGTACCTGACGAACGTGAACAGGTGCGTTCCGGTGCGGGCCACGGCAGGCAACGCCACCAGTGCGGCCCTGCGACCGTGGTTGTCGCCGAGTGAGGCCACAGCCGCGAGCGCGAACAGTGCCGGTCCCTGGCGTGGTGCCCGGCCAGCGATGGATATCTCCACGATCGCACGAACCAGGTCGAGAGGCCGGTCGCGGGCCATGTCGAGTACGATGCCCGCGTTGTCCTTGGCCAGTTCACTGGCCCCGACGTAGTACGTGCCGCCATCCACGCCGAGGGTCAGGAAGCGTTGTAGCCGTGCGTCGTCGGTGATTCCGAAGGTGAACCCGCCGGCACTGTTCTTGACCTGGTCAGGGTGGGCCGGTTCGTTCTGTGGGGTCGTGAGGTTCCGAGTCCGGATCGCTACCAGTGGGTCCGTCTTGGTCATGCAAATCTCCTTCCGGCCCGTTACCGGGCAATGGAAAGACCCCCACGGTCCGGGCGAGAAATTCAAGACTGGCCATGGGGGTGGGTAGCCAGTCCTCCGGACCGTGGGGGTCCGTCTGTGGCCTACGGGCAAGTTGGTGGCATCCGGGGATCACCATTCGCAGAGGTAACCGAACACCGTCCAGCCCGTAGGTCGTGCGGGGCAACAACGATGGAGTGAGGCGGACGGGCAAGGTGTGCGTGCCGGGTTTCAGCGCTCTGCCAGCTGAGCTACACGGTCAATGCCGTGACGGGACTCGAACCCGCGACCTCTCCATTACAAGTGGTAACCGACTCGCTTCGGCCCGTCCGCCTCGCTCTCGTGTTGTCCAACGATGCCGACTGTAATGGTCTACAGTTGGGCCTGTCAAGCTGCCATCGGCTTACCAAGTCCACCACCCCCGTCGTACGATGGGTGGCGACCGTACGAGACCAGCAACGACGGGGAGGGACGATCACTCGTGAGCCGTCGTCACATGGTGGTCCTGTTAGCGGTCGCGTCAGGACTGGCCGGCGAGATCCTCGCAGCCACATCCATGACCCGGATCGCGGGGCCGGTGGACGTGGCCGGGGGCCGACTCGGGTTCCCCGGCGGCGCCGATGGCCTGGACCTTCGATGGACCCTGTTCGCGGTGGTGTCGATCGCGGGATGGGCCGGGGCCGTGCTCTGGACCAGCAACCGAGCGCGGGACCGTAAGTGGGGCGCCCCGATCAATGTTGGTGCCGGTGTCTTGGCCGGGATCGCCATCGGCCTGGACCATGTGGTCCACGCGGACCCGGCCCTGGCCTGGCGACTGGTCGCGTTCTTCGTCGGGCTGGCCGTCCCGCTGTTTTCCTCCCTCATGATCCACACCATTGCCCATGTAGCGTCCGCGGACACCAAGTTGCCCGATCGGCCGAAGAGGCGTGAACGACACCAGCCGGCCACCCCCGTGCCGCCCCACAACGGTATTCCCATGCCATCCGTGAATGGCACCCCGGTCCCACTACCGGCACCCACACGAGCCATTCGGCCGGTGGCCGACGGAACCCAAGACCTGCCAGCGGTCGAGGCCCGGCGAGCGTTCGCCACGCGATGGCTCACGGAACACCTGACCTCCGAGACCCAGCCGAATGATCTCGTCACCGCAGCGGCGCGGGAAGGCCTGACAATAACCCGTCAGGCCGCCCACAAATGCCTGAAAAGGGCCAGGGACCAGGTTCGCGCATGACCAATGTGGACGACCGACTTCCCGTCATTGTCGAGGATGATGGCGGGACACCTCCTGACCCCATCCCAGATGATGATCGACCATCTCCGGATTCGCCATCACCGAGTGGCAGGGCCGGTGTCTGGTTGGAGCGGGCCGCCATGTGGCGGTTTCCCACGCCTGCGCGGATGTGGTCGGTATGCCGGTGGTGGATGCTCACCGCGCTGGCCGCCTCCCCATACATGGCATTACGGCTACCAGTCGCGGCGTGGCGCCATGTACGAGCCATCCTGGTCGGGCTCGGAATGGTTCTCGCCGCATGGGCACGGTGGCGAATCCGAGAAGACTGGCTCAAGGATGTACAGGCGGCTGACGGTCTCAAGCGCGCCAAGCACCGAGAATACTTCGAGAAGCGTCGTCGAGCCCGGTCACTGTGGTCGGCGTTCCTGCTCATCGTCGTGTGCGTGGCCATCTTGGCAGCGGTACGGCTCTGGCCCCACTATCTGGCCCTGGTCGTTCTCCTGACGATGATCGGCCTCGACGCGCTCGGGCATCGCGGGGCTCCGGACCCCGACCTACCTCAGCCACCGTCCTCACCACTTCGCGAGGGTGCTCCGGCACGGGTGATTGTGTCCCAGGTGCACGACATTCTCACCGGCCGGGGTCACCGGGCGACCGTCGTGGCCCCGGTCGTCGGCCCACATGGTGTCGCGATGGAGGTCCACGACCCAGAGCGAGCGATTGATGAAGGCGATCTGGACGCCCTGGAACGAGGATTGCAGACCTATCCGGGGGCAGTGTTGCAATCACCGTCCCGGACCAACGCCGCGGTCACGGCGCTACGCGTGCACTGGAGTGACCCACTGGCCGAGCACCGCCCACCGCCGGCCAGGGCACCGCTGTCGCGCACCGTGGCCGACCCGGCGGACCTGGGATATGGCGTTCGCGGGGAAGTGCTGCGACTGGGATTGCTGCGGACCAGTGTCCTGGTCGTGGGTGGTCCGGGGTCAGGCAAGTCCACCACACTGTCCGGGATGCTGGATTATCTCACCGCGTGCGGTGACGTGGTCGTCGACGCGATCGACCTGTCCGGTGGGGCCACATTCGGGCCCTGGCGGGCTTGCCTGCGTAGCGTGTCCACCGACCGGGACGAGGCTGAGGAAGTCCTGCGGGACGCGGTGGCGCTGGCCAAACGCCGGACCCGGCAGCTGGAACACCATGACAGTTGGTCTCCCGGGGATGGTCCGTGCCGGGTCCTGTTCATCGACGAGTTCCCGCTGCTGGCCATGGACGAGACATTGCTCGCGCTGTACGGCGAGCACCTACAGATCGGGCGCAAGGCCGGGTCCACCTCCGTCGTCGGGGTCACGGACCTGACCAAGGAGACGATGGGTGCCACTCGGATGCGCAAGTACCCGAGTAGCTACATTCTGCATGCCTGCTCCCGTGAGGACGTGGTGATCGCGCTCGGGGGCGGGATGGTGGCCGCCGGCTGGGCTCCGCACCGACTCGTCCCCGAGCAGGGCGATGAGGTCATGGACGCGGGTAAGGCATACGTCTGGTCCGGCCGGTACAGGGCCCCCGAGCCGTGGCGGTTCTGGAAGGTCTCCAAGGACGAGGCACGGCGCCGTGCCGGAGAGCGGGCACGTGCCGGCACACCCCAGCTGGACGAGGACGACGTGATCGACGCTGTGGTGGTGCCGGCGGACCTGGAGATCTTCCGAACCGCGTTCGCCGACGCGGGCTGGCCGGAGTTCATGGCCACCGACGACATCATCGAACATCGGCGATCGACCAACGGCGACACTCCGACGCGAGAGAACCTGTCTGAGATCGCGGCTCGGTACGGATTCGCCCCCGCCGCCTCTCGTCGCCGGCCAGTCGGGGGCGGGAATCCCCGGCGCGGGTACCTCGCTGCGGATGTGCGGCGGGCACTGTCTGAGCTTGAGGCAGAATGACAGGGAGGTCAACTATGCGAGATCACGACATGGAGGAGCCATCCGAACCACCCGGACGTGACCAAATGAACCGCCATCCGGAGATTCACCGATTCCTCGTCACAGCGGATACCAACCGCAAGATACACCACTGGTCAGCAACCGCAACGTTCGTCAACTGGATCGAGGGCCGTGACAACGGTGACCGCGAGACATGGCTAGTGACATGTTACGAGCCGCAAGTCAAGTCATTCCTCAATACTGCTAAAACCATCGGTGTCACCGTACAGAAGATCCATGACGCTGGTGACAGGGAGACGTACGAGTTGCTGGTCGGTAATCCCGGGACCGGATGGCCACCATGTATACGACCCGCACACTTTGACTACCAGCCAGGTAGCGCATCGAGTCAGAATTAAGGAAAGTCGGGGTAGGCCACGATGATGTTTCAGGGTCGGGTTCACACTACGGGTAGCGACGACATATTCGACGACGAGGCATTTAGCGGCCAGATCGGCAAAAATGTCCCACTCACCGTCGGTGGGCAACACGTTGGCTACGTCACGATCGTTGCAGCCGAGGTTGTGGACGGTGGCCGGGCAGTGCTACTGACCTACACAGCCCCCGGCACTGACCGGTGCGGGAGTCAACCGTCCTCGAATTCCAGTGCCCGTTGTGAGCGGCCGAGTGGCCACACATCCAATAACTGTGTCGGCCGGACCCGTGGAGGCTACTGGAAGTCGTGGACGACGCCAGACCCCTCCCTGAACGATGGTGGCACGACCCCCACGGGTACCTCGCTACGGATGTGCGGGACGCACTGTCTAGGCTCGACCAACGGGAGTAGTGGCTGGTTATGCGAGATAGCGAGATAGCGCAAGAGTTCCCGTCCGCTGAGGCGTGGGAGCACTTCGGGGGTGGGAGGCACCGTGCCAGGATCTTACTAGATCCCTGGACGGAAAAACGGTGCTGGCTGCTCGTGGTCGAGCACGAGTACCAATATGTAGCTGAACAGGTCAGTGACCTATCCACGACACCCATCAACACATCTGAAACTGAACTGTGGGAGTACCTGTTCCAGCGCCTAGAACAGCTCATCAGGCATGGCACGACCCCCGGCACCGACCCGGCACCGAGTGTGCCACGGCACAGCACGTGCCGGCCTGGTGCCGGGGGTGGGTCAGCACCATGATGGGCCGGACCCACGCCGTGTCAGGGATCTTGTCCGGGGAGTTGACACTGCTCATGGCCAAGTACGTCCCGGTGGTCTCGCCGGTCCCGTTCGAGGTCGCCGTCCTGTTCGTCCTCGTCATAACAGGCGCCACGCTGCTCCCGGATCTGGATCAACCATCATCTGTCGCGGCCCGGTCCCTGGGACCGGTGACGCGGTGGATGGCACGCGGGATCGGGGCCGGGTCCGTGTCCCTGTACCACCTGACCCGGGGACCGGGGGACAACCCGGGACGCGAGGGGGGACACCGGCTGGTGACGCATACCCCCATCGGCTGTGTCGCCTTTGGTGCCGTCGCCCTCGTGGCCCAGGCGTCCCCGGTGACGGCATGCGTGTCCCTGGGGCTACTTGTCGCACTCGGGTTCCGGGCCGTCACCGGGGGACGGGGTGATACCGCCGACGCCATCCGTCGCGTCACCCGCACCCTGGGAGTGACGACGTTCGTCGCCCTCGTGGCGGGGACGGGGTTGGCCTGGTACGTCGTCACTCGTCACCCCGACGCGTCCCTTGTTTGGGGGTTCGCCGTGGTCATTGGCTGTTGGGCACACCGGGAAGGGGACAGGTGGACGATCGGGGGCGTCCCTCGTGCGACGTGCCCGGTTCGGGTGGGGACGCGGTCCTGGGGACGCACCCGTCCCCTGGGGGACATCAGGACGGGTGGAGCGGAGGAAGCAGGGGCCGTCCTGCCTGTCCTGTTCATCGCCATCATCGTCGTCACCCTGTCCCTGGTTGGTGTCCTGGGTGACATCGTCACTCTCGTGATGGGGACACTATGAGCCGGGTGGGGGAGGGACGGGCGACGTTCCGCGACGCTGCCGCCGAGACGTTGGTGCGACGGAGACGCCGCGGGGACGCCAAGCGTCGCAAGGTGCGACAGGTGGGACGCCCACGTCCCCGCCACCGTCCCCGACGACGGGGTCACCGCCGACGTGCCAGACCCCGCGGGCTGGTCTTCGGTCTGGTCACGATCATTGTCTCGTTGCTCGTCGCGGTCTTGGCCCTGGCCGGCTATCTGGTCACGTGGCTTGCCGTACTAGTCGCCGCTGGGGTGAGCGGGACTGTGGCGGTGTTCGAGGTGCAACGTGAGTTGCGCGGTGGACCGGCCGCCTACCGGGGGCCGGTGAAGATCTCTGAGCCTCGCCGGCACACGGGACGCAAACGGAGATCAACGGGCGGTGTGGAAGGTTCCGGGGGTCCGCGTGCCACCCGCCGCCGAACCTGCTCGGCGCGTTGCCAAACCTCCACCCGGCCAGTGTCGGAATGTGACTGCTCATGCGGGGGTTCATCGCACGGCCGGACCACCCGCGAGCGCGTGTAACCACCACCGAACCGACCCCACGCAAAGAATCTTTGCGTGGGGTCTTGACTTGTTCCCACCCAGGGGTTAGATTATATGTAGAAGCAAGAACGAAGATTGAAAACTTCAAAGCGGGAGCCCCACCCGGGTGAGACCACAGGGCCGCGACGATCGGACACACAATGTCCAGGAGCGGAAGCCGGAGACGCGGACGGGGGACAACGAACGAAACAAAAGCATTCCACTATCGGCGCTGGAAAAGCCGAGAGCCCGGCAGGAACCGGGTGACGCATGGGCACGTGCGTCGGTGAGGTTCGAGACCCACTGGTGGAGCACATGGCAGCCATCCCCCGGGGAAAGCCCCGGCGAGGCAGGGAGACGTGGCCTAGCGAGCCACTACAGGCGCGGTGCGAGTCCGCTGGTTGCCACCCATCCGACACCCCCACATACCAACCCCTGAAGGGTTCACAATGACCAAGGTCAAGACCGTCAAGATGGTCGTGCTCGTATACCTCCTCGGAGCCCTGGCTGGCTCGTTCTGCCACATCATCGAAACCGCCCACAAGATCGGCCTAGTCGGTCTGGAAGCCTGGACCGTTCCATTCATGATCGACGGCATCGTCGTGATCGCCATGGTCATGCGGTCGGCCAGCTTCGGGCGGTCCACCCAGCGGATCGGGTTCCGGACGCTACTGCTGTCCGGTGGCCTGTCCCTGACCGCCAACGTCTACGCCGCGGAGACCCTCGGTGGCGTCCTGTTCGGCGTCGGGATCGTCGTGCTGTACGTGTACGCCGACTGGCTGTCCAGCCGGCTGGAGAGCGCTGAGGCCGAGCGTGCCCGTGAGGCCGCCGAGGCCCGGACGGCCAAGCGCCGCGAGGCCGCTCGCAAGGGCGCGGCCACCCGCAGGACACGGGCTCGCAGTGCGAAGATCCGGAAGACCCGCGAGGCCAAGGTCTTGGACGAGTTGGTCCACGGCCACACGGCCTAATCATGAAGCCCGGCCCCCGCGAGGGGACGCGACGTTGGGGATCAGATCCCCGGCCGGGTACGCGGAGAGAGTGAGGAACGGGGTACGACCGGGCCGCGGGAGGGTCTGGATCGTCTCGCGCAGGGGGGACTGCCCCCGGACCACCCCCGATAAACCCCGACCATTACTGGATAGGATCAACAGGACATAGCTAACTATTTTTTCGTGATGACGGTACAAGGTCCAGTCCACAGTGTGCCGGGTGCACGTTGGACCAGTACAGTATCCGGGACAGTTCAAGCAACGGGCCATACCCGCACCTCGGTATACAACAATATACTTGGCCAGATCACTGCACAGGCTCGCACTGATAGAATGTGTGGTCCCGACGAGCAACTAGATGTGATGTTCTGGTCACTGGAACTGGACGAGCTGACCTAACCTAACGCAGCCTGGAGCTCCATATGACCAATGAAGTTGAGGACTGATCATTACCAAATTGGAGTTTTCTGACTCATGAGCACGTCAACGTACTTGACTGTCGAGATGTTAACCAAGGCAAGCGCCTGCGCCAACCAAGTGAGCCGCTTCCACCAGAAATACCCGGCGGGTGTCGACATCACTATTGACCTATGCCGTGACAGTTCCGCGGACTGGGACTGGGACTGGGCAGCAAAACAACTACTGCCGCAGTCCGCGTGGGCTGGATACGAGCGGGTCAAGCAGCCGGCTTGGGCCGAGTACGCGCGGGTCGAGCAGTCGGCTTGGGCCGAGTACGCGCGGGTCCGGCAGCCCTCGCGAGCCAAGTACGAACGGGTCTGGCGGTCCGCGCGGGCCGAGTACGCGCGGGTCGAGCAGTCGGCTTGGGCCGAGTACGCGCGGGCCGAGTACGCGCGGGCCGAGTACGAGCAGGCCCGGCAGTCTGCGTCGGCCGAGTATGAGCGGGTCTGGCAGCCCGCGCGGGCCGAGTACGAGCGGGTCCGGCAGTCCGCGCGGGCCGAGTACGAGCGGGTCCGGCAGTCCGCGCGGGCCGAGTACGAGCAAGCATGTGCCGTAGCGTTCGCAAATGCTGTCTTGGCGTATGGCCTACGCTGACCGACGCCTGCCTGGTCCCCCCGCAAGGGATGTGACGTTGGGGGTCGAATCCCCGGCCGGGTACTTCAACAACAAGAATCAACGATTGGAACCACGATGACCAGTACCACCATTCGCAATGCCACCATCCTCGACCTCAACGCACTACTTCTGGACCGGCAGGCTCGTAAGGTCGATGCCGTTGTTCCGGCCACGGCCATGTCATTCCGTGACGGGGTGGCGCACTTGCGGGGCGTCGTGCCACTGCTCAACGATGACGGTGTCACCGATGTGAACGGCGACTACCGGCCCACCAACGTCGCCGATGAGCACCTCGGTCAAAAGCTTGGCATTCCGGTGCCCTACCTGCGGAAGCTGCGTTCGGAGCGCCCCCACCTCTACGACGCCAACGTCAACGCCTGGCTGCACGGTCGCCGTGTTCGTCGTGATGGCGAGGTCGAGACCGTTCACCCGGCCGATGACAGGTCCTTCCTGTTGCGCATGTTCCGTGCCGACGCTGGTGAGGGTGTCCTGCGCGGGGTGTTGTCCACCGGTTACGGCCTCATCGACGACTTCGATGTCCTGACCGCCACCCTGGAGGGGGTGCGGGAATCCGGTGCCGAGGTCAGCATCGACAGCTGTGACCTCACCGAACGCACGATGCGGGTCCGGCTTGTCGCGCCCGGTGTCGCAGCACTGGCACCCGTGCTGTTGACCGACTACCGGTCGCCGTTCACGTCTGGTGGGGCCAAGCGAGCCGGTAGTGGTAATGGTCTTGACCTCGACACCCACACCAACCGGTGGCGTGCCCTGGCTGAGCGTGAGGGTACGTCATACCCACCTGGACAGGAACCCGTCGTGTTCGCCGGGTTTGAGATCAGTAACAGCGAGCTTGGTGCTGGTGCGTTCACCCTGACTCCACGACTGGTCGTGAAGATCTGTCGCAATGGGCTCACCGTCACCGCCGACGCACTTCGTCGCGTCCACCTCGGTAGCAAGCTCGACGATGGTGTTGTGGCCTGGTCGGACAACACCCGGAACAAGTACCTGGAATTGATCAAGTCGAAGGCCACCGATGCCGTCCGGACCTTCCTGTCACCCGGATACGTGACCAGCAAGGTCACCGAGATCGAGCGAAAGGCCGGTGCCCGACTGCCCGAGCCGGAGAAGCAGGTCAAGATCCTCGGTAAGCGGCTCGGGTTGTCAAAGGAACGAACTGAACAGGTTCTCGCGCATTTCATCATGGGTGGCAGCCTGACCGCTGGCGGGTTCCTCAACGCGGTCACGTCAGTCGCGCAGGTATGCGAAGACGGTGACGAGGCCGCCGATCTTGAAGGACGTGGTCTCGACGCGCTCGACGCGGCAACCGCGCTGGCACACGCTACCAGGTAGCAACAAAGCCCGGTCCCGTGAGGGACGTGACGTTGGGGACCGAATCCTCGACCGGGCACTTCCAACGAAATGACCATTACTTGAGTGGAGCCAGACCTATGGCCGACTGCCCGAACCATGACAGCGGGAATCACGACGACAATGGGGACCAGGAGCAACGGGGGGACAAGCTGTTCACGAAATGCACCTGCGGCGCCACTGTCTCCGTCGACGACGTGACCATCGACTACGACGACCAGGCTTAACATGAAAGGAGCGTGGGGGTTCGCGAACTTCAACGTCGACCGGATCGTCAGATTGGCGGCTGATACCGACGCGCTCAGGAGCGGTGGCGAGGTCAATGACACATGACTGGCGACAGCAAATCACCGAACTGGCGCGGCAACTAGCCGAGTTCGCGCGAACGAAAGATCCCGCGGCACGCGTCGCCCAGGCACCGGGCCTTACCCTTGACTGCCAGGCCGTGCTGGCCCAGGCCAGGGCCGCGAGCCTGGCTGAGCTGGTCGACCGGGGGATGACCCTAGCCCAGGCCGCCGAGACAGCAGGCCTCACCCCCGAACGTGCCGACCAACTGATCCGCCGACTGTTCATCGCTTACGGTGGGGCTGGTCGCCGGATCTCTCCCGAGGTCCGGGGTGACCTGCTCGACCTGTTCGAGCGGGCTGGCGTGCTCGACCCCGATGGCCGGGACCGGGTGGCCACGGCATTGCTCGGCCGTCCGGTCGAGAGCGCCGTTACCACGATCTCATTGGATGAAGGCCGACTTCTTCGTGACCGGCTACGGGCCATGTCCGCAAGCAACGACTACGCAATAGTGGTCGCGGAACTTATCAAACAAGGGAAGGATCAGACATCATGACACACGCAACCACTACGGCACCGGTAGAGTCCCAGTACGAGGAGAGATTCGTCAGGGTCATCGTCGCCTCGTTCGGATTCCTTCATGGCCCGCCGCCTGAGGGCCAACACCTGGTCGTCGACGTACGCACAATACTGTGTGACCCACACGTCGACCCCAGGATGCGGGAACTGACCGGGCTCAATCTCATCGTTCGGCGACATGTACTGAACACACCCGGTGCGTCAACGCTGGTCGCCAACCTAGTCCCCGTGGTCCTCGGGATCGCAGCCATTATCAGCACGCCCAGCCCACAATGGGAGGTTACGAAAATCGCCATCGGGTGCGCGGGTGGTCGCCACCGGTCTGTCGTCCTAGCGAACGAACTCACACAGCGGCTGATCGACGGTGGCATCGGTGCCGAGGTCAGTCATCGAGATATCCAGCAGCCCGTCATCGACCGTGTGACCGAAGAGTAACCATGAACGGACCAACGCTGGCCGAGCGTGAGAAGGCACTGTTCGAGGACCTGGACATGTTGGCGCAGGCCCTCGACCCGGACAACTGTGAACGGCTCGCCGAGTGCCTGCGCCGAGCACGACATGACGATATGGGCAACGTGATCCGCCGCTGGCGTGAGGCGCAGGGTCTAACCACTCAACGACGCTCTATGAAGCCCGGACCTTATTGCAACCGGCACTGCCGATGCTTCGTCCCCGGTGGGCGGGCAGCACACCTAGTCGTGATCGACATAGATGGTATCGCGGACCGGGCAGCGCTGTGTGGAGCGCGAGCCCAGCTTGGGCGAGTCACCGAGGCTGAACGACGCTTCGTCGCTACGCTCCCGATCTGCCAGGAATGCGAACACCGACACTGGATGGTCCATCGGGACGGTGTCCAGTCCGCGAGGCCTCGGGGGGCCGAGGAGTGTGGTCACCACGGCCGGCGCTACACCCATGGCGGGCGGGTCGCTCATTTACTCGACGTGCACTCCTACACGTTCTCGGCCACCGCGCTGTGCGGTCAGGACACGGGCATGCTCAGCATATCCGGGTGGCTCGGGACCGGCTCGCAGCGGGAGTACGAGCGAGCCGAGGCATTACCACTGTGCCGCGCCTGCGAACGTCGACATGTCCGTGAGCACCCACTACCGGAGATGGCCGGCTGATGCCTGTGCTCGCCGTTTCAATCCATGCGGCACGCTGGGACCTCGTCGACGCGATGCGTGCCGCGGGTGTGGACACCGCGCTACTCGATGCATACGACGAGGTCCGTGCCCATGAAGATGACGTGGACAGCATGATTGAGGCCGCCTGCGAGCGAGGTTACGAGGAGGGGTTCGCAGCTGGTGAAAGGGCCGCCAAAGCGGCCATGCGCAAGAAAGCGAAAACAGGAGTCAAACCATGACGAATCAGCACGACAGCAAGGAGCTAGTCAACCTTGACCAGCTCGACGGCGTCCGTGATCTTTGCGTCGGGGTGGTCGCCAGTGCGCCGTTCTGGCATTACGGACTCAGTACACAGCACGTGGACGTGAGCCGGGAGACCATCCAGCTCCGGACCGCTTCCTATGGTAGGTCCTACCCAGCACAGGAAGTTCGGGAGCGGGTCTGTGAAATGATCCGCCTGACGGTCGTCGAGCTGGACGTTGTGATCAAAGAGCTGACCCGTCACCGTGACCGACTGATCGACCAAGTCCTGAAACAGGGTCAGCGCGAGGACTGGGTCACCCACGATCCCACACTCGGACCTGACGATCGCCCGACCTGTCGTCGGAAGATTGACTCATGAACATATGCTACCGGGTGATGATCGTACTGGTCACCACCTTCGCTTGGGTGATCCCCGGCTGCAACGCGGGCCAGTACACCTCCGAACCGGTCCCGACCCCCGGCGACCAGCAGGTCACCACCGTTCCGCCCTACGCGGTACCAGCCGGGACCTTGCCGCGTGACGACGCATTATCTGCGCTCAACGGCCTGGTGATCGCCCCGGAGGGAACTCAGGCTGGCTATGACCGGGATTGCGGGTCTGGCCATGCCTGTTCGTTCGGCCCGGCATGGTCCGACGATGTGCGGGTGGCCGGCGGGCATAACGGGTGCCGGACCCGCGATGACATCCTGCGCCGGGACCTGACCGACGTGCGATCACCCGATGGGTGTGTGGTCACGGCGGGGGAGCTGCTGGACCCCTACACTGGGCAGACCATCGCCTACCAGCGCGGCGAGTCGGACGTGGACATCGACCACGTGGTAGCCCTGGCACAGGCGTGGCGCTCGGGTGCGGCCGGATGGGACCCGGACCAGCGCCGGGACCTGGCCAACGACCCCCGTAACCTGCTCGCCGTCGAGGCCGGCGTCAACCGGAGCAAGGGCGACGACGACGCCGGCCAATGGTTGCCGCCCAACGCGGAGTACCGCTGTACTTATGCGCTGATCGTCACCACGGTCAAGGCCCTGTACAGGTTGACCGTGGACGCCCAAGAAATGTCGATGCTAAGGAGTGAGGTGGAGACGTGTCCAAGAGGTTAATCGATGACCAGGGAAGGCTCACGGACGAAGGCCGTCGACGATGGGAAACGCCACGTGAACAACCACCGCCGACCCCGAGTAGCGGGCCGTGCATCCAAGACCTCGTGATCGAGGACATCCGCGAGCGGACCCGGCTGGGTATCGAACGGTACGGGACGGTGCTCCGGCCACACAATGGCCGGGACGCACTCCGTGATGCGTATGAGGAGGCCATGGACCTAGTGATCTACCTCCGCCAGGTCATCGCCGAGTTCGGCGACACCGAGGGGCTCCAGGTCCGGCTCCGTGGCTGGTGCGAACACTGCGGTCAGGAGTCCACACCGGCCCCGGTGATGGACAATGGCTGAGCGGCTGTTTCACACCATGGAAGCCAGCGCAATATTCACCCTCACCGTTGTCCATGGCACCGTCGAAGGTGACCGGTACTGGTACTTCGGATCGCTGAACGCACAAAGGGCGGTGACAAAGTAATGCAATACCTGGGTGGTAAGGCCAGGGCGGGACTTTGGGTGGCCAAAGCACTACTTGCGGACACCCCGAGACGGAGTACGTACCTGGAACCATTTGTCGGGGCTGGTTGGGTTTTGTGGCGGGTCGCCCCTGGTTTCCGGCGCGTGGAGGCAGGTGACTACCATCAGGACCTTTGTCTGCTCTGGGATGCCATTCTGAACGGATGGGAGCCACCTCAGGAGGTCACACGAGCAGAATACACGCAACTCCGCGACGCCGAACCAAGCGCCCTTCGGGCCTTCGCTGGTTTCGGCCTGTCCTTTGGGGGCAAGTGGTTCGGTGGATACGCAAGCAATGATCGTGGTGACGACTACTGTAGGGCGGCCCGCAGAGGACTGCTCCGTAAGGCAACCGGCATGGTCGGGGTAAAAGTTGAGCACCGTGATTACCGATCATGGTCACCAGGTTCGGACCACCTTGTCTACTGCGATCCGCCCTACCAAGGCACTACGCAGTACCGAGGGGGCAATGTTGATGGATTTGACCACGACGAGTTCTGGGACGTGATGACCCGGTGGTCCACTTCAGGCGCTCAAGTGTACGTGTCCGAGTACACAGCTCCTACGAACCTCGCGGAGGTGGTCTGGGAACAACCTGTAAAGGGGTCGCTGGAGCGACGGTCCAACAACCGGACTGTGATAGAACGCTTGTACCGGGTCACGTCGCACTAAGGAAACCCTTACCTTGCACCCCCGTCTTCCGTGTCCTGGAAATAGTCATAGCCCCTTAGACGCCAACCACTCGCGAGCCGCAGCCGCAAACAGCACATCCGGCGAGTCTGCCGGTTCTGGGGCGGGACGGTTCCACGGCGTGAACACGGTCACGTCACCGTCCTGCCCTAGCAACTGACCGTAGTCGTCCCAGCTCATCCAGAACCGGCCACCCACACCCCAACCTGGCCCCCACGAGTTCGAGAACCAAATACGCGAGTTCTCCACGTCCAGCTCGTCAGCCACATACTCGTGGCCACCGGCGATGTTCCCCGTTGGGGACACCCGACCACTCACGTCGGGTTCGAACATTGCCGTGTACCAGTACGTCCCGGTGATGAAGGGAGTAACGGTCAACGCCGCGAACGCGGCAGCCGTGCTGAATGTGTGTTGGTAGCCAGCGATTTCCCCGGACGACCTGAGCACCTTGGCAATCGTCAACCCATCGGAGCCGGTGTCGGTGGGTGGGTACTCGCCGGGATAGGGGTCGATCTGTGTGGCATCACCATAGAGCCGTACCGCTCCGGCCTTGTCAAGTGAGTACCAGTGGTTGCCTCGCAACCACTCCCGGTAGAACCCACCCGTGGCAAGGCAGCCGATGCCGGCCGAGCCGGTGCAACTCCCCAGGCTACGGCCCGTGGTGGGGTCGACCTGATCAAACACGGGCACATGTCGTTCATGACGGATGGAGACCAGCGTCAACCCCTCGGTGGGGAACTCGTAGCGCCGGGACCGGTCGTCGTGGTTGATGTGCCGGCCGAGTCGTGGGTCGGTGGCAACGATGCGTTCACGGGTGATCAACGTCACTGTGGGTTCTCCTCACGGGGCTGGGTCATTCAGTGCTGGCAGCCGCTGGCGGCATCGGCTCTCACGAGCGTTCCGGTGTCCATCCAGTGACTTCACGGATCTGCTCGATCCGCTCCGCAGGCGTACACCTTGTCTCATATTCACGCACCGTGTCAATCAGACCAAAGATGAACTCCTGATCGGCTTTGGTCATCTCGAACGGATTCACAATCACTGACAGAGTGACAGCACCGGCCTGCCCCACTGGAATGTGCTTACTAAAAAGGTGCTGAGTATCACTCATCGTAGTCATTCACTGTTCCGGCTTGGAAGTGTGTCCCTAGGCCGCTCGGGGCCGTGCCAGACGCCGTCCATCAGGCGAAGTGGACCCCGCAGTGTTTGTGGGTCACGGCACGCACCGTGATTGCCGAACCCCACCCGATGCGCGTCGAAGAGCGAAACCCCACTAAAGGTTTGATGGCAGGCGGTGCAGTGAGCTGTGGCGAGCCCGGTCCACTGGGCCGGGCAGCGCCCGCATACGATCGTGGTCATTGGTTTTGCGCCGTCCTCAGTTTCGATACCGGGAGCGAAGTCGGGAGCCGAACCGAAGCACGTGCCCACTCCCGTCACATCGCCAGCAGAACCGGTGGTTGTGCCCGTCCCGTACCACCTTGCCATTGCCACCACACCACGAGCAGTCGGTACGTGGGTATAACATCACCGACGTAACGTAGGCCAGCGCCACCATGGCCACGCCAGCTATGTTGGCCAGCGCTACCGACCCCTGCCAGGCCCCTACGGTCACCCAGGCCATGATCCCTGCGATGGCAGGCCATGCCAGCTTGGTCACGGCTCGCAAGGTCAGGTACCCGATCGGGAAGACCAACAACGCCACAATGAGTCTCCAGTCCACATCGGCTAGTCTCTCACGGACCAGCGTCGGCGTCGTCTGCCGATGGCATCCGTGGGGACCGGGTCCACGTCCGGGTCGTTGACGAGTCCGAGAGCCTGAAGCAAAAACCGAGCGTCCTCGACGGACCTGGCCCGCGAGCACACTGCTAGGGCCGCCCGTTGAGCCACGGCGGGGTCAACCTGGGCTAAGGCGGATGACAGGCCACGGCCGAGATCCAGGTCCTGGTACTTTCCCCCTCGCGCATCCATGGTCATCCGATATCCTGTTCATCTTCGTTAGCAACTGGCCACTTCACTACCGCAAGGCACGATTCATGCCTGGCCAGTCGGGGCACGTCCCAGCCAAGGTGTTGGGCGCCAATCGTGGCCAGGGCAAGCGCGTCGGCACAATCGGAACAGTCCAGCTCGATGAGTGGCCAAAGTCGGGCAACCGCAGCCGACACAGCGGCCTTGTCGCTCCGACCGGTACCGGTAGCCCATTTGGCCCGGGTAGCCGGCACGCAGGTGGCAACCCGGTCAACGGCCACCTTGTTGACCAGCTCCCACCAGAGGTACGCACGGTCCCAGGCGGAACCGCCCCGTGAGCCATGCGACGGGGCCTCGATCACGGTCAGAACCGGTAGTGTCTCCCCCATTGAATTGACCGCCAGGCCCCAACAGTTCGCTCCGTAGATCCACCCGGTTACCGATTGCATGATGAAACGCACGCGGGCAGCGCGGTCAATGAGGGTCTCGTTACGGCGCCCCTTGCGCCCGAAGTGGTTGACGAAGACAGTACCGTCCTTATAGATCCGAGCAACGCCCGTACCGGTAAGACTCGGATCAATGCCGAGCACGTAAGGTATTGGTTCATATGGTTCATGTGTGTCCATGTGCTCAGAGGTGTCACCACGGCTAAGGTTGGCCACGCCGTACTGTTCATCGACGGTCATCGAGCTACCTGCACCAATGGCGTCACCGAACCCGCGGAACCCAAGCCACAGTCCGGCATCACCTGCGGTTTGACCTCTCGTACCACGGCCAAACACTCACGGGTCAGTGCCTCGGGGGTAAGGCCGACCTGCCTCGCCTGGGCTGCGGCTCGTTCCGCATTCGCCAGTTCAAGATCCTTGTTCGCCGCGGCGATTTCGGCATCCTTCTGCTTCTGCCGCAGCTCGGTATCCTTTTCCGCGGCGCGAATCGCCGTGTCCTTGTTCAACAAATCATTAACTTGGGTTTGCGCCTCGGTGGACAGGTACACCGCACCCAGCGTCACTGAGTCGAGGTCAATACCCTTCTCGTCCAGGGCGCGGCGGAGACGACTAGTCAGATCGTCGGTGATCACCTGCCGCTTAGACCCGTCCACAGCATCGAACGGCGGTTGCTGACCAAAGGTGTACCCTGCCGCGTCGTCGGTGCTCCGGTTGACCAGATCGGTGTTGAGACGCTCGAACGACCCCCACCCGCGCCACAGCGTCTCGGCGTTGACCGCATCGATGCGGTACAGCACCGTGAGGTCGACGCAGCCAGTGGCGCCCGAGCGGAACTTGACAGGCACACAGTCGTACTCGCCCTTGTCGCCCCGGTCCCGGTCGGACTTCTGAATACGGGTAGGGAACGTGTCGACTCGTGTCCAGGGCAGGGTGATATGCCACCCAGAGGACAACGTCCCGGACCAACGGCCGAAGTTCGTGGCCACTCCGACGGAGTTGGCCGGCACGACAGTCACGGCGGACATCACCGGGAGCACGACGGCACCGAGGACCAGCCCGCTCGCAGCCACACGCCGGCAGAACCGGCCAATCGACGGAGCATCGGGATCGTCAGACTTGGCCGCTACCGGAACAAGCGCGCCTGCGATGGCACCAACGGTGAGGCAAACAATGGCGATATACAGGATAAATGGCATTGTGTGGGTCAACTTCCAATCTATGCCGATGATAAGTTATGGAGTGCACATTTACGGCTTCCAGTCCTTCATCCAGGGATACACCTTTACCACCTCGACAACAATACCGTCATCGGTGACGGTGACCCCAGGAAATCGTTCTCCCAACCGGTTGTTGAGTTGGTCTGCCTGGACCGTCAGCTCATCAAGATAGTCCGACAGGCTCACGACCCCCGACCGGACGAGCAGCTCAGTCAGTGCGCTCACCTCGGCCCGGAGCAGAAGCGTGGCCTCACGATGATCCCGGACCGCGTCTGACTCTGGATCACCCTTGGCGCGAGTCCCGAGCTGCCAACCGGCTAGGATCGTTCGCCACTTCGCGAGCCGGTCCAATGCTCGGTCGGTCCGCTTGGCCCGTTCATCCTCACTCATGACCCCATCACCTCCGCGTGGGCGTACGGACTGTGCGCGGTCTCCGGAGGCCCTGGTCGGATCTCGAAGTCCCCGAACGAGTTCGGCGCCACCTCGCGCAGCCGGCGCAGGACGTGCACGGCCAGCTCACGGATCTCGGCGTCGGCAGCCTCGGTGGCGCGGGCCGCGATGAAGTGGCGCCAGGCCCGGTAGTTCCCGGTGACCACAATCCGGGTAGCCGCCGCGTTGGGCAGTGCGGCCCTGGCCGCGCCAAGCCGGACCTTACGGGCACGACTACCCAAGACCCGCTGGATGCCCTCGTACTCGTTCGTGGCATCGTCGACGATCTGGCCAATGACCTGGCCACCCATGAGATGCGTGTCCGCATACCGGTCGTGCATCTCAGGCGGTACAACGTAGTCACCGTCGTACGGCACGTACCGCTGCGACTCCTGGGAGAACGATAGGTGCCGGTGCCGGACCAGCTCGTGGGTCAACGCCCGCGACACGCCCGTGATGTAAAACGTGGCGCTGGCATGTTCAAGCACGGACAGGTGGCCCACCCGGACGATGTGAGCGACGTAACCAGCGTTGCTGGCCGTCGCCGGGTTGGGCCGGTGCCAGGACCGGTAACAGGCCCGGCCTGCGAACTCGACGAGGTCATCTCCACCATCGCTCTCAGACACCCAGGGATGGGTGTCTGAGGATTCGAGATCTGAAGCCCACATGAGACCATCGAAGGTCGTATGTGCGATAAGTGTGACGTTCAACCGACGCTCTACACCCATTGAGTTACTTCCTCTTTCAGTAATCGTACGCCCCACACGTACACGGCGTGTTACCACATCGGTCACAGATTCGTGCCTTGGCAATCTCAGTGTCAACTGTTGCAGTACAGGAACACTCGCTCACCTTGTTCCCGCACTTACCACACTTCGACTCGTGGTTACTGCCCATCACGCTTGACCCACTCACTGGCCACCCAGACATCGTCGGGCGTGACCGGCACCTCGCCAGACGCGAAGTACAGGACGAACTCGTCCCACGTCATCCCCGTCCGGGACCCAGTGGTGCCCGTGAGGTACCACTGACCATTGGCCACCTTGATGGCTGCGTACGAGTACGCCCGGGCGTCGGGTGTGGACGAGAATCGCTTCTCAAACTTGACAACGGTCCCCGCCGGGTATATGTCCGCACCGAACGAGTCGACGATGGCCAGCCGCCGTGCGACCTCGACATCCACGGACTGGGCTCGCACCTGCTCGGCTACCTGAACGTTAATAGACCGCCGCACCGTTCGGTTTTCAGATCGTCTAGCGGCACGATCTGCGGCAATATCACACGGCCAGATTTCCGCATCCCACTCGAAGTCGCCCATGACTCACTCCAACTCATCGTTTCTCAGTGGACGGAGCGGGACCGCACTTGGACGCGTGCCGGTACACGGCCCCCGGCGACGCCGGGTACACAGCGTAAACACTGACCGTCACTGGTTCCTCATCCGGAAAGCCCAGTCGTCTAACAGACAACACGTCGCCGTCACGGGCCAGGACCACGAACTCAGGATTCCAGCGCTCAGCGTGAAGTGCGCCTACCCCGGCCACTCCCTGCGGTGGGGCCGGCGGGTCGATGAATTTCACTCGTTGGTCCGTCCCACCCTGACCGTAAGGCTGTGGGTCGAACCCACGCATCAATGACCACTGACGAAGCGGGCACAGGAACTGGCCCCCAAATGACTTCGAGTTATGCCCGAGCCAGAAGCCCTCACCAGCTGAACACGATCGCAACGGACTCGCGTATGTCATCATGACTCTCCTCTGTCGCTCCTGGTCTCTCCCTGACCTTACCACAAAGTTTCGTACGGCGAGAGTGGACTGAACAGTTGACTCCGAACAGGTAAGGTTTGGTGTAGAGACCCAAACCCCCTCACCCACGTAGGAGATCACAATGGCGGTGATGCCCGGAGTCGCCTACCGACCAATCAACTACGACAGTGTGGACCGGATGGCCCGTTACGACGTGGTCTGCCTACACACCATCGTCGGGCACGACCCGGCCCCGGCGGCGCACTTCTCAGTAGGCGCTGGTGGAGAGATCACCCAAAACCGTGACACCGTATACCAGTCCGCCGCCAACTACACAGGCAACTACCGAGTGATCGCCATCGAGACCGAGGACATGGGTCCGGAGTTCGGGTCATGGAACGTCAACGACGGCCATGCCGTACCCGCCTGGACCGACGCACAGTGTGAGGCCATCGCGCGAATCCTGGTCTGGTGCCATCGGACCCACGGCGTGCCGCTGAGTATGGCACCGAACTCGTGCCCGGCAAGCCGAGGTGTCGGGTACCACCGGATGGGTATCGACGGGAACTGGGCCGGTTACGCCTACGGCGGTCGGGTGGCCGGATGTGAGGTCTGGACGAGGTCACCGGGCAAGGTCTGCCCGGGGGACCGCCGAATTCGACAACTCATTGAACGCGTCCTCCCTCGGGCCGGGGCGCTCGTAGCACCTGGTGGAGGTGTCCGAAACGTGATGCACCAAGAGCCGCTACTCGGTAGCGACGGTGGATACATCTCACGAACCCTGCCGATGGCCGTGGGCAGTAACTCCGGCTGTTACAGCCGGGTCTGGCTGTCAATAGCGGGTGACCTGGAAGTACGCGCGACCGTCTGGTTCCAGGGCGGTCCAAACCCTGCACAGTACGTGGACCAAGTCATCGCAAACGATGACCGGTGGTACCGAGAGATTCCGAGCGGGACAGAGTCCGTCATCATCCATGCGGCAAGCACCGGGAGTATGGGTCTCATGTTAGAAGGCCAACCGAAGTAACCATGCCACAGCCCCAACCAACCACGGAGCGGGACCACCCCCAGATGTACTGGTATGTGGTCCCGCTCCGCAACGACTGCTACAGGGTAGCCGGCTCGGTCACTGGCCGTACACTTATCATCTGGCCCATTACTTGACCTCCCCCCTACTACCAGGTCTTGATCCATGCCGTGGCGATCGGGCGGGCCAGGTCCTTGTCGGCTCCGTTGGGCTTTTCGAGGACCCACGCGTCCCCGAACCCCTTGGTCTGGCTCGGCTGTTGACCAACGACACCGAGGCAGATTGGCTTCACACGGTCGCCGATATGACGCTTGAGCTGCGACGTGATCACCGTACCTGAGAAGAACATGCCCCTGACCTCGAAGGGGATCTCGGGAATCGTCTCCGTGACCGCCCCAGAACATACCATCACGTCAGCGGTGATGGACTCGTACTTCTTCCCCACCGAGCCGGGGAGTCGGCTCTCCCGCTCCTCGATCCGCAGTGGTCGGACTAGGACCAACCGGCCAACCAGATCGTCTGTCTTGACGAACGTGCTGCTGGCTTCGGTGAACGGGTCGCTACCACCAACATCCAGGTCGAGGTCCGTGTCCTCCGGAGCCGGGACACCCACAGATCGTGGTGTGGTCATTGCTTTCCTGAACGGGTTGGTCATGCTGTCAACTCCTCTGTTCTCCACTCGATATCAGTGTTGCGTGGGTCATCGCCGAGGCCCCCGAGCCCGGCCGCCCACCGTACGGCCTCACCGGCTAGCTGACGGTACCGGGGACTGTCATACAACGGGTTCCGCCCGCTCGGGTGCGGGATGGCGCAGAACCGGCCACGGCGCTCGAACCAGTCGAGGTCAGTCAGGCCAAAGCTGGCCCGGACGTGCGCGCCGAGCAGTAGCATACGGGTCTCCGGGCCAACCTCGACTATCAGCTCGCCCCGCCGCCGCTGCGCCTCCACTTCTGACCACCCACCCTTGGTCTGGAGAAGGTTCACCCGTCTCAGCCTCGCCAGATACTGCTCGATCGAAAGCTCCGACATGGTATGGAGACGCGCGCCTGCGGAACCGCTCGGGTATGGGAACAAGGTGCAGGTCTCCCACCCGGCACTGCCTGGCATCTCCCCGACGATTACTCCAACGGCCGGTACGTCAGGCAGTTCACCGACACGGGCCAGCCACGCGAGAACCCGCTCTCGTGAGTTCAACGTGACTCGTCCACGCTCGTCAACAGTTGTGATCAGCAATCGATTTCCAGTCTCACTGGTCACTGTCACGATCAGGGCTGGCCAGTTCATCGGTCCTCATCACTCTCAGCTATCCATTCCCACCGACATATAAATGAGTCCCGAACCTGCTCGGTAAGAACACCATGTTGCTCTGCGACATCCCAGAGAACGGCGAGTTCTTCGACATAGCCGGCAACCTTGATACCCGCCAAAATGGTACCTTCGGTGACCTGTTCCAGCACAGTCCCACCCGTATCACCGATAATGTCTGTCGGCGTCGCACTATCATGGGTCGGCCACGGCTCTACCTCATTCCCCCGGCCCATAAGGGCGTTCTTCACGTCCTCAGTGAGCAGTCCATGCCGATCCGCGATGTCCCAGAGCGTAGCTAGCTCTTCAACGCTCTGTGCGGCTATCACATCCTTGATAATGCCGTCTGTGGTGGCCACACAGTCATCCCATGGCACCTCCTCATCGTCAGGACCACCCGCACCAGCCGCCAGCGACGCACCATCATGGGTCGGCCACGGTTCCACCAGCCCGCCCGCTTTGGCCACCCGTCGCATCTCCCGGACTTCGCTGGCCTTCTCGGCGGCGATGCGACCACCCACCAGGTTGAGTTTGTGCACCTCACCATGACCGCTGCCGGCTGGTACGTGAATCACGGCACCGACCTCCTGGTCGAACTCAGGCATCGGCTGGAACTCGCCCGTCCGCCAGTCCCAAACGTGGGTCGCGCTGGCATACAAGTAGATCTGGACCGCGATCTCCAGCCAGTTGTAGTCCAGGTTCTGACCCGACTTGAAGTCGCCCACGACGAGTCCGGGGCGGTGCGCGGTCCACAATCCCCGATCTAGTCGGCCGACCACCCCGTAGTCCAGGTTGAGCACACACACCTCGACCATGCCATCTGCCACGGCCAGCCCATGGCGTTCCAGGGCCTCGTAATAGGCGGCCACGTCACTGGCCAGGATGTGCGGGACGTGTACATCCTGGCCGAGGTCACGATATTCCAGGATCTTATGCAGGGCACTGCCCAGCTCTGCCCCGGCAAAGGCCCCGGCAGACTCCTTCGCGGCCTCAGCGATGGCCTGGATCTCGTCCCGGTTGTCATTGCGGGCCAGTGCGGCTACGGCCTTCGCCCTCAGCTCGTTCTGGGTGGCCATCCCTTCGACGACCTTCCGCTGTCGCCACTGGTCGAGCGCGTACGAGTCCGCCAGTATCTTCGCGAAGTTGGTCACGCGCTGCCATGTCCGTATCCGGCCCGTATTCGGGTCGGGGACCACGTACCGTCCACCCCGGATCTCCGGGCCGTCGTGACCGCTGGACGGAGTACTGAAAGGATCACCGCTCATGGTTGCCTCACCTCCGGCAACGGTGTGTACGTCGCCACATCAGACAGCGTTTTAGCATCCAGGCCAGCAGCGGCAAACTCTTGTACTGCACTGGTCAGTAACGTGAAACCCCGACTTGGAGTGAGTATGGACAGACCTTCATCACGGGTATCGATTCCATTCTCCCGCGCCGCAAGGAACTCAACAGCGCAACCTGCACTGTATTGCCATCCGTCAGCGAACACGACGGTTTGGACAAACTGTTCGATGATAGCCGTCCAGAACTGGTGATAGTCTGACTGATCCCAGCCATCGATACCAACGAACAGTGTTGGATCGATGACGGGGCCGGTGACCTGCCGACGTACCCGCGCAATGACATCTCGCGCATTGTCCAAATTCACCCTGACAACGTTCTCCTGGTGAGCACCCTGGTATTCGGGGTGTGATTCTTCCAGTTGCGGGTTTTGTCGTCTCCACGACAAGTATGACCGTCCAGTGGTGATTGGCACACTGACGTAGGTAACGTCACGATCAGTAATGCCGCAGCACCGTATCATAGACAGTAACGTGTCTTGAACTTGGCCACCCATTAACTCATCCTCCTGAACCCGCGAACCGGTCGAGCCGTCGTGACCGCTGGACGGAGTACTGAAAGGATCACCGCTCACCACCACACCTCCGGTGGTTTAGCAGCCTCGACCTGTTCCACAGAAGCGGCCGCTATGCGCAGTTTACTCTCGGTCACAGATCTGGTAGCCACCATGTCAAGCGCCTCTGCGGCGCTCGACTCGACCATGGGGCCACGATGACGAACAAGCTCTGGCCATTGCTCCATCACCGGAATCGACCAGTCAGCGTGGTCTACGGATACGTGTACCCATTTATCGCAAGTTCTGGAAACGACCCACGGCTCGCCGTCCCGGTCCAGCACAACTTCCACACCGTCATCAGCCGGTATGCCGGCATCATTCTTCCACCAACATCTCCGAGTCACGCCCCTCATCTCCCATCCACAAACCGGTCGAGCCGTCGTGACACCAGCTCGGTACTGATCATGTCACTGATCTCTCCCTGACGACGGTCACCAGGATCGATCCCAAGGGCCTGCGCGAACGCAAGCTGACGTGGCTTCGGCCTGGCCCGTCGCCAGCTCGACGACCGTGAGCTGTACGTGCCGTTCTCACGGGCGTACCCATCGGCCCAGGCCATGGCGTAGCCGACGGTGGTGCCATGGTGGAGCCGCTGCGCCACACCTGGCCCCGCCCCCAGCGAGACCCGGCCGACAGTGAACACCGCGTCACCGCTACCGTCAGTCTCCGGCCAGATGAAGAAGGCATCATCGGCGCTCGGGATAAACCAAACACCACCATGAGTTCGTAGCCAGGTCGACGACGACTGGTCCAGGACCTGGAATGCCTCCGAACCCAGCTCACCGGCCAGTGCTACCGGCTCGAATCCGGAGTCCGGGTCACGAACCTTACCCACCCGGCGGATTGACTCCATGAGGCTCTCGCCATCGCCGGTATGGTCCAGCCCCGGGGCCAGGTCCGCCATCGTGGCGACCTGGTGTCGCCGCGACACCCCGGTCAGGTCGATCACGATAGCCTCGACCTTGCCAGGGTGTGGTCGCAGCACTCGCCCGACAATCTGGGCGTAAGTGCCGCTGAACAGCACAGGCCGAGCAACGATCACCACTGTGGCCGCCGGCTCATCGAATCCCTCGGCCAGGACCATGCAGGTAACCAGGCACCGTGTCTTCCCGGTCCGGAACCGCGCGTAGAGCCGTTGCCGCTCGTCCAACGGCGTGTCCCCGACAATCACACCCACGGGCACGCCGGCTTGCTCCATGGACTCGGCCCATGCCCGCGCCGTGGCCACCGTTGGCGTGAACATGATCGCGGGTTGGTCGTCGCTGTGTCTCCGGTACGCCCGCGCGGCGGCCTCCCCAGCGCCGGCCGCGTGCATCGCCTCACCGAGCGGGCCGTCCCGGAACTCCCCGCCAGATGTGGGGCAGCGTCCCAAGTCCAGGCCGTCCACGGTGACCCGGTGCCCACGCGCGTCGACGAGCCAGCCAGGTGGGATGAAGTACGGGATGTCACGGTGGTAGGCGACGCCGTCCCAAACAGTGTCGAGCCCCCGGCCGTCAGCCCGTGCCAGCGTCGCGGAGAACCCCACGGACCGGGTCCGGCCGTCCATGACGCCGAAATGGTCCAGGACCGCCACGTACGATTTGGCCGCCGCATGGTGGGCCTCGTCGACGACCACGAGGTTGAACTGGTCTCGGGGGACACGGTCTCGGCGAGCCTTCCGGGCAAGGGTCTGCACCGAGGCGACAACCACCCGCCGGTCCCAGTCGTCCCGCGCGGCCTTGACCACGCCGATGTCGTCACTAAGGTCCGGGTTCGCTCCTGCGATCTTCCGGACGGTCTGCCGAAGCAGCTCATCCCGGTGGACCAGCACAAGCGCCCGGCCACGCTGCTCGACCTCGCGCCGCACGTGCTCGGCGAAGCAGACCGTCTTGCCGGTGCCGGTTGGCAGGCTCACGGCTGGACGGGTCGTTCCCGCCATCCAGTCACGCTCTACGGCGTCAATGGCCTCTTCCTGGTATGGACGCAAGGGCAGGGCGGTCACGACAGCTCCTGAGCAGTCCGGGGACCTGTTTGGACGGCCTCTGAGGATAAATCTATGGCTGCTAGGCCACCGCCACCCATCGCACGGACAAAATCCGCCGTTGCATCGCACACGTCCGCGTTAGTCCAGCCTCGTTGGACTCCAAATGGCAACTGACCGTCACGGAGAAGCTGGCGCTTCCCCCAGCTTCTCCCGACAGTGAGACAAAAAATGTCAGCCCAGGACCCGTCACGAGCGACCCTGGTTACCTCGATGAAGACCCGCACACAGGGTCGCTGATCCGCATGTACCACATAACGATCACCTCGTTTCATACCGACCTTGCAGCGTCAGGTGGTTCAGGGTCACCCGACTGGCCACAGAGCCAGACTTGGACAGCACCGGGGGTTCCAGCGGCGACATACTCCCACCGGGGATCGTCAGGCCCCGGTTCCCAGTCGTCCGGTGGGTCGAGTGGCGGGTCCGGTGCTGGACCTCCACACGGGTAGTTCTGATCAACCCAATGCAAGGAACCCCAGTCAGCCCAGATCTCACGGACAGTCAACGGTCGGATATGACGTTCCCAGACACGAACATCATTCCACTGGAGACCCCGTGCGCTCGCGTACGCATCAGCGGCAGCATTCTGTGACTGTGACGTGGTCAGCGTCGAGGTCCAGCCTGGCATGACCCACTCCGCACGTCGCACACAGCCGGGTGGATCGCATCGGTGACCACCGTGCCAGCAGTAACCGTCTACGTGGTCATCGTAGGGCTCGTCGAATGGGTGAGTCATGAGCTGGAACGTTACCTTGCAGTGTTGATGGCCCAGCGGACGCACGAGCTGGCCAACCTCGGACAGCATCACCCAGCTTCCAAGTGTCCGCGTCCCGCAGCACAACTCCGTAACCGCCTTCACTGACCCTCCTGCTGCCAGTTGGGACGCTAGCAACCCATCACTGTCACACATCACTGGCTTGTTCTCCCGTCCCGCGACCAGAAGCGTCTGGTAGGGACAGTAGCAGTCAAGGAGGTCCATGAGCAACGGTCGCGCCGTGTTACGGTAGCCGGGAGTTTTCCTTGGCCCTGGGCCACAGAGTTGGAGGAGATCCGGTGACAAGTGTCAACGACAAGCTGGTCGCCGGGGGAGAGGAACTCCTCACCCGGGCACAGGCTGCAGACTATCTCAAGGTTTCGCTCCGAACGATCGACCGGCTCGCCCGGTCAGGGGATCTGACAAAGCTCTATGTGACCCGATGGTCACCTCGGATCAGGCAGGGCGACCTTGAGGGGCTCCTGAGAGCTGTGAGACCAGCAAGACCCAACCAACCGATCGTCGAGTGACGGCTCTGCGTTGACGGGAGTCGGTCATGCCCAACACAGCAGAGCCGTCACTGTCCCCTGAACACGCCGAGCTGCTTCGTCATCACGCCGTGGACTTGGGGGTAGCCGCCGCCGCAGGGGTCCGCTCGGTCCTGACCCGGGAGGACCTTCCCGAGCCACTTCGTGAGATCGGCTGGATAGCCGACCTGGTTCCCGGGATCGTGTACGTGTGGCGTCACCAAGGGATCACCGAGTACCAGTTCGCCACTGACGACCGGTCAGACGACCGGCCCAAGTACGCCTTTCGGCCCGGGGCCACACCGGTCCCCAACCAGGTCCGTGAGACCGGCGACGGTGGACCGGTGCTCCTTGTGGAGGGCACCAAGCAGCAGTTGGCCGCCGCGTCCTGGGTTGACCAATCATGGTCCGTCTACGGGATCGCCGGGTGTTGGAGCTGGACCACTGCGGACCTGTCGTTCGTGTCCGACCGTAAAGTGGTGGTCATCTACGACGGGGACGTGACCATCAACCGTCACGTCTGGGACGCGGGAGAGCGGCTCGCCGAGACACTCCACCTCTACGGTGCTGATATGGTCACCTTCGTCAGGGTTCCGACCACGGGGTCCGACGGCCTCGACGACCTGTTGGGCCGGATACCACCCACGCAGCGTGGCTCAGCACTCAAGCGGTTGCTCGACAAGGCCGGCAAGTTGCCCAAGCGGCCGCCACGCCGGCCGGCTGAGTCCGGCAACGCCTACATCGACCCGGCCAACGGCGGGTTCCAGGTCCGGCGACTGGCCGCAGCGGTCTACGAGCGGTGGCCGATGGCCCTGACCCGGGAGCGCCGGCCGGCGGTGTACCAGCGCGGCACCTACCGGATGGACGGCACGGCGCTGGTCTCGGCGGTGACCCAGCTCATGGGTGAGCAGTACCGGCCAGCACAGCTGTCGGCCGTGACCGATGTCCTGGTCGGCACCCTGTACGACGAGGGGATCTTTTTACCGGATCATCTCGACAAACCATTGCTGAACTGCCGGAACGGAATGCTGGATCTGGAAACCGGAACGCTCTACCCACACGCGCCCAGCTATCTGTCCAGTCTCCAGATCCCCCTTTGCTGGACTCCTGATGCCGAGGCGCCCGTCTACAACGAATGGCTGGACCAGGTCCTCGGGGACCAGGCCGAGGATCTGGAAGAAGTCACGGCGTCAATGTTGGACCCGTCCCGAACACCGTCCAAGGCAGTGTTTTTGTTCGGTCCGTCGAAGTCTGGTAAGTCAACGTACCTACGCCTGATGCGGGCTGTTGCCGGCTCGGCCAATGTCTCGGCTGTGGGACTTCACCAACTGGTCGTCAACCGGTTCATGGCCGCGATGGTGTACGGCATGATGCTGAACGCCCACGCCGACCTGTCCGCCGCGCATGTCGAGGATGTGTCACTGTTCAAGATGATGATCGGTGATGACCTCATCCCAGCCGATCGAAAGTACGGCGGCACGTTCAACTTCGTCAACCAGGCCCTCTTTGCGTTCTCCGCCAATGACCCACCCACGGTCGGAGAATCCTCGCGGGCCTACGCCGAACGCATCAAGCCGTTCAAGTTCCCGTTCTCGTTCGCCGGTCGGGAGGACCCCACGATCGAGGACCACATCATGGCCCATGAACTGGAGGGGGTCCTGGTGCGCTGGGTGGCCGCCTGGCAGCGCCGCCAGCAACGGGGCAGCTGGCACCCCACGGCGCCCGAGGTCCAGCACGAGTTCGAGGTGCGCTCGGACCGGGTGCGCCAATGGGTTGACGAGGAAATGATCGTATGGCCGGTCAACGGGACCTACCAGAACCGGGACGAGTGCACCGTCCCCAGGGACCTGGCCCGTGCGTTCAACCGGTGGGCCGAGGACAACGCCGGCAGCAAGATGGGCGAACGGAAGATCATCGATCGGCTTCGGACCATGCCCGACGTGGCTGAGGTCCGGCAGCGAGAGACACGGGCGAGGGCACTCAACCTCACCAAGCGACCCCCCGGTGAGAGCGGGGGCAGTTTGCTCGGGCAAACTGCCCCCCGATCCGAGCAAACTGCCCACGAATCAGGCCAGGTCACGCCGGATGGGGCAGAAGGGGCAGTTTCGGCCCACCCTACCTATACACTATGTAAAAAACATGGCCCGGAAGGTCAGGTATTAGAACAAGTAGAAAATACAGAGACCATAGGTAGGGGTGGGCCGAAACTGCCCCTTCTGCCCACGCCCGATCCCGGCGAACCCGTTAACGATGTTGAAACTGCCCCCGGCCAACGTGTTGATGATGTTGAACCTGCTGCCTCCGCCGACCAACATGACGATCTTGGTCCCGCCCTGATCGGCCCTGAGTTCACCGCACCCGTTGGGTCAGTCCTTGACTTCGACCTTGAGACCTACGATGCTGGAGACATCTGGCACAGAGGACCAGACTTTGTGTTCGCCGCCGGCTATCGGGGATCTCAAGATCCCGAGGCACTCCTTACCACTGACATCGATGCCCTGACCCACCAGCTCGCCGCTCCCGGAACGACCGTTCGTGGACATAACGTCCTGAACTTTGATCTCGTCGCCCTCGCCAGGTATCACGGCCTCGATCAACTTTCGTTGACTTGGCGTGGTGGGGTGGTCGACACCAAGCTCTTGGCGTTCCTCGCGGACCCACCACCTGCTCGAATGGGATCGGGCGAGTGCGAGAAGCACTACAAGCTCGATGCTGTTGGGCAGCGACTGTTCGGGGTCGGCAAGCAGGGCACCTTCGCTGACTTGCTTGCCAAGCATAACGGTGACCGGCTGTCACTCCGCCACGACCCTGAATTCGTCGAATATCTCCGGCAGGACGTTGCGCTCACGGGTCGGCTTGCGCGGCACTTTGGTACATGGCCATATGCTGAGCGAGAGCATCGAGTGCTTGCTGTGCTATCCCAGATGAGTTTGAATGGATTCCGGGTCGATACCGGACTGCTCAATCAAAGGTATGCCGAGGGTGAGGCGACCAAGGCGCGACTTCAGGAACGACTCGTCACCGAGTATGGGATGCCAACCGACACCGCGGCCGGGAAACCGGCAAAGTCACCATGGACCACCGCGAAGGGTAAGGCCGCGATCAGCGCCGCGTTCCAGGCCGCGGGTGGACCTCCGTTGCCGATAAGTCCTAAGGGAAACACCCTTACGAGCAAAACCGTGATGGAAGCACTCGTCGTGCGGTACGAGGATGAGGTACCCGAGGTCGCTCAGCTCGCTCGGGTCGTGATGGAGTTGCAGGGTGTGCGGTCAATTTATGGAACGGTGTTGGACCATCTCGTGGGTGACCGGGTTCACCCGAAGTTCGACGCCCGTCAGGCGTCCGGGCGTATCTCCACCATCAACCCCGGCCTGACCGTGATCGGCAAACGGGACGGCCGGGTCCGTGAACGGGAAATTTTCTTACCCGAAGAGGGTCACGTGATCATCACCGCTGACCTGGCCCAGTGTGACGCGCGTGTCGTGGCGGCACTCTCCCAGGACCACGCGTACATGGACCTGTTCGAGCCTGACGGGTCCGGGCTCGACCTGTGGTCCCGGTTCGCACTGCGGTTGTTCGGGACCGTGGACAAGCGGGAGTGGGCCAAGTGGATCGGGCACGGGTCCAACTACGGCCAGGGCGCCGCAGCCATCTCCACAACGTACGGGGTTCCCCGTGACGAGGTGGATCGGTACCTGGCTGAGCGGGCCGAGCAGTTCCCGCGGCTCGCGCGGTGGACCAACGAGGTCCGGGAACGGGCACGCGCCGGGGACCTGTTGGACAACGGGTGGGGTCGGCTGATGCGCCCCGACCCGCATCGCTACTACACGCAGGGGCCGGCCCTGATGGGTCAGGGCGGTACCCGTGACGTGATGGCGGAGGGCATGCTTCGGCTCGTGACCGCCGTACCCGAGGTGGCCCCGTTGCTGCGGGCAACCGTTCACGACGAGCTGGTCCTATCCGTCCCCGTGGACTGGGCCGACGATGTGGAACGGGTGCTGGTCGAGTGCATGTCGTTCGAGTGGTGCCCACCAGGCGGCAGCCGACCTATCAAGATCATGGCAGACGTGGGCCAGCGTGGTCAGACCTGGGCGGGGGCATACGCGAAATGACGAGTTCAACCAAACCAACCCGAGCCCAGCTTGTGTCCATGGCCACGTACGGGGATCTGGTCAGAGAGCAGCAAGATCTTGTACGGAGGGCCTGTGCGTGGCGTTGCCACCCACGACAGATCATAACAGTGCGCTTACCTTGACAATGGGCGACCCGTGTGCAAGGATCTTTCCTATGCCAGAGCCAACGTTCGGGGGGATTCACCCCGACAAGGAATCGAATGGGTGTGAGTGTGCGATTCTGATGTGCCGGAGGTGTAAGCAGCAGTACGACATCGATGGTGGTATCCGTGCACTTGTCGATCCTGCGGACCTGGTGGGATTTAGTGAGGCGGCTGACCTTCTCAAGGTGGCTTATCACACGGTGACCTCGTGGCAGGCTCGCAGTCTGCGCAACGGCTTCCCCGAACCGGTCGTGCACTTACGGAACGGTCCCCTGTTTTCACGGAAGGCTATCCGTGCATGGCGAAAACAGTATCAGCCTCGGCGCGGTCGTAAAGTGGCCGTGCGGGAAACGAAGGAGTAGTCGAGCAGGGACGCAAGGGTGAGGCGCAGGAGAGTCCACCAAGCAAGGCAGCGGGCTCAGATATTAGGAGGGCGACGTAACCATGAAACTCTTCGGTGATCCGCAAGCTGTGGCGGATCACAAAGCAGCCAGAGAAGAACTGGATCGGGTAAGTAGGCGTGACCGCGCTGAGACGGACGATGTCCTGGCGGCCAATCGTCGAGTGGTTGAAACAGAGCAGAACGTACCATGGTGGCGTCGTTAATGCCTCGCGACATGTCGACCTGCTGTTCAAGCGAGCTGGGTAGGGAGGGTGTGTAGCCATGTATCGGATCATCGGCCCAGCGTCGGCTAGCCGCGAGGCGGTGTGGGCGGCTCTAGCAGATCCGGCACGGAACGTGACACCACTGTTCTTGGAGCAGATGTTCCCCGTGCTGTGGGTCGTCGCGGAGGACTACGGCATCGACCCCGTGGGGGTCGTGGCCCAGTCCGGCAAAGAGACCGGGTGGGGCAGGTTCGCGGGCCTCGTCCGCCCGGCGTTCCACAATACGTGCGCGCTCAAGCTGGCCGAGGACCAGCAGGCGATGTTCCCCGGAATCACCGACGGGGACCGCCCACTCGCGCACGCGATCTTCCCGAGCTGGTGGGTGGGGGCCGAGGCTCATGTCCAGCACTTGCGGGCCTACGCGGGCTGGCCAGTGTCGTCGACGATCGTTGACCCGAGGTACGAGCTGGCACTGTCCCGTACCCCGGACCGGTGGGTCGAGCAGTTCTCCGGGCTCGGTGGTCGGTGGGCGCCGAGCACGACGTACGGCACGCAGATTGAGACGATCATGGATGAGATCGGCAGAAGGTGACTGGCCGTGTTCGATCGCGTCAACGAGCTGACCAGGCGGCACCTGGCCATCCTCGCGGACGTGGCCCGTGGCGGCGCCCGGATGACGACCGGAGCGGAGCCAAGCCTGTATGTGGGTACCCGCACGTGCTGTGACCAGGAGGCATTCCGGGTCCTGGTACGGCTCCACCTGGTGGACGCCTCGGGAATACCGGTTCGTGGCCTGGTGGATGCCCACGTCACCTTGGCGGGGCTGGACGTGATCCTTGACGCGGGTGAGGTTCGGGTAGCGCGGCAACCGGAGGTGAGGTGGGTGACCGTGGACGGGCTACCATACCCGGCCCCTGACTGGGACTCGTTGGCCCGGCGCTACCGGGCCACGGTCGGGGCGATGCTGCATGAGGGTCGCGTCGACCCGAGCAAGGACGCATTCCACGCTGAGGCACTCCGGCGGGTGTTCTGTGGAAGTGACGGGCACGTCATTCCATCCACCGGGCTGGTCACCGCCGTGGACGCGCATCGGGTGCTGTCCGCGAGCATTGCCTGCGAACGGCAACGACAGGAGCGACTTCAGCTCGATCTCGCCGAGGCCCGGGCAGTGGCACGCGGTGTGGCGTTGAACACCGCCCGGTGGGTGGTTGAGATCCTTCGTAGGCGGTCCGATGAGGTACGGGCCAAGGTACGTCGCGAGGGGGTGCTACTCGCAGCCGGCTGGGTGGAACAGACTGCCCTGGATGGCGGGGATTTGGGCATCGTCAGGCAGGTCGCCAGTCAGCATAGCGGAGAGGTCAAGTGACCTATGAGAACTGTACGACCACCCCGGTTGGAGCACAAACCGAAACAGCCACGAGAACAAGCAGGACGTGTGGCGAGGAGCATACAGACTGTCAATGGCATTCTGAACCGGCAAGCGATGCAGGCGAACGCAAAGGCTCGCCGCCGTGTCCAGAACAAGATGGCGCGACGATCTCGAAGGATGAACCGGCGATGAGCCTGTTGGCGGACACGGATATCAGGCGGGAATTGGCTTACCCGGACGGACTGTTCCAGGTAGACCCGTTCGAGCCGGCGAACCTACAACCGGCCAGTCTTGACGTGCGGCTCGCTCCCGGGTTCATCAGTCTGTTGCCCGTAACTAGCGTTCTTGACCTTGATCGGTCAGAGGATGGGTTCTGTGAAATGTTCTATAGTTCATGTGAGACGCAATGGGTGCTCCATCCAGGAGAGTTCGTGCTCGGGTCCACGGTTGAACAGATAAAGCTGGGCCCTGCCATGGCCGCGCGGTTGGAGGGCCGGTCGAGTCTAGGCCGGGTGGGGTTGCTCGTCCACTCCACCGCCGGGTGGGTTGATCCGGGCTTCAGGGGAACGCTGACCTTGGAAATCTTCAACGCCTCACCACGGCCCGTGCGGCTGCGTGCCGGCATGCGCATCGGCCAGTTGTGCTTCTTCCGGTTGGAGTCCCCAGCCAGCCGCCCATACGGGTCGCCTGGCCTCGGGTCCAAGTATCAGGGCCAGAGCGGTGTCACCCCACGACGAACCAGGGAAGGTACCGATGAAGGTGTATCTCGCGTCCCGGTACAGCCGCCATGCTGAGATGCAGTATATCCGTGACCGGTTGCGGGACTTGGGTCATCATGTCACGTCTCGGTGGATCGATTGCCACACTGACGTGGCTGGGGATTTCACAGAATCATTCACGAAGGGGTTTCTGAATGAGCACCCCGAGCGTTGTGCGTTACTTGGCCAGCATGACATCGACGACCTCATGGCCGCTGATACTGTCATCTCTTTCACTGGACAGGGCGGTAAGGGCGGGCGTCACGTCGAGTTCGGGATCGGTCTGGCAACCGGGAAACGTATGATCATCGTGGGGTCACGGGAGAACGTGTTTCACACGCTTCCGCAGGTGGTGTGGTACCGGTCCTGGCCGGAGCTGTTCGCCGATCTGAATGTGCCAGCGACGCCGTGGGACGAGAAGCAGGCGAGTGTTCCGGGCCAGGAGCACCCGTCGTGAGTGCGGTCGACATGCTCTCTCCGGAGGCCGCGGGCGCGCTTCGCGACGAGCACGAGAACCCCGGGTGCTGCGCGTTCTTCGCCTGTCCCGGTCCGGACGTGGAGCCGATCCCGATGGCGACGTGCTCGTTCTGCGGGCTCATGGCTGAGCTTGCGAAGCGTGCTGGCCGCGAGGTCAAGTCGGCGGACGCGTACTACGCGCGCCTTGATGCTCAGGACGAGAAGCACGAGGGTGAGCCGACACCGGTCCGGGGTGGGCCAGTTGATGTCCGCTGGGACACTAAGTTGGGGACGTATCGCTGGTGTTACCCGGTACTCACCCCTGATGTGATCAAGTACCGGTGATGGCGTGGCGTACCTGATCCGTACACTTCATCGTCACGGCATTGCCCGAGTTCTCAATGTCCGCACCGACAGCACGAGCCGTGAGGGCCACGCACTCATCCAGGTCAAGGCCCACGCTCGTTGGCTGGCCGGGCGTCTCGCGGTGTGGCGTCTCCGTCACGACACTGTGCATACACCAGTCGTATGGGACAGCGTTCGACCGGTGACCATCGAGCGCCATAGTCGGTGGACCTGGCACGTTGACCTGTCATTTAAGCGGGGTAGGTGAAGTAGTGTCAACATCGGATGGGATGTCGGATTCTGATCGGGCGCTGGTCGAGGTGTCGCTGGCACGGCATGAGGACAGGATGTGCAAGGCCGGGCGATCTTTTTCAGCCGCCCACATCCGGACAGCTGCCGCTGTCCACGGTTTTGTGTGTATGGAGCCGATCATAGAGTTGATCTAGATGGCTGGCCGTAGGGTCATGAGCGCTGAGCTGGCCGCTGCACTGGAGGCCCCCAAACGGCTAGATATGGAGGGCCGGACATCGTGATTGAGATAAACGTTGAGGAGACCAACCGGCGGCGGCGGGTGGGCGAGCACGCGTACCTGAGGTGGCACTGTCCAGAGGATGGCCGGGAGCTGGACGACGCGGCGACCGTTGGCCGGCTCGGGTGTGTGGGGTGTGGCCGTGAGTTCCGGCTCGATGGTAGCCCGGTCCCGGCCTGTGAGGCGGCGTGGCAATGACCGCTCATGTTCGGGGCACCGAAGGATGACGCGGGGGTGTGCCAACACCAGGGTGGGCTGTTCGCGGCCGACGTGCCAGCGTGACGCGCAGACTCGGGGGATGTGCGAGCAGCACTACCGTCGCCGGGTACGAATGGGGCACTTCCGTTACCGACCGGCGGCACCGGTCCGAGAGCACGTGGACGGGTTGCGGGCCCTGGGATGGACCTGGCAGCAGACCGCCGACGCCGCTGGGGTCTCGGCTTGGGTGGCGTACCACGTGAGCACTGGACGGACCCACCAAGTGCTGACCGAGTCCCGAGACGCCCTGCTCGCCGTTCCCCTCGTGCCGAGGGAATCGCATCGTGGTGTCGACTCGACTGGTACCCGGCGCCGGGTCCAGGCATTGGCGTGGATGGGGTGGCCTGTCAGGGAGGTCGCTGCCATGGCCGGTACCACCGCAGCGACACTGCGGACACTCATTCTCCCCACCAGGCGACCCTCGTACTCACTGGCACGGCGGGTGGTGGACGTGTACGAGCGGATCTCGCACGTTCCAGGCCCGTCGCGGATCACGGCCGGGAAGGCGCGGGGTCTCGGGTTCGCTCCGCCGTTGGCCTGGGATGACGAGACCATCGACGACCCGAAGGCAAGGCCGGCAGGTGTCCGTCGTAGTGCGTGACATTACAGCTAACCAGTGGTAGTGTCATGTACATGACAAAGAACGAGCGTAAGTCAGAAGCGGACCGGAAGTTCTGGTGCCGACCGGGTGTTACCACCCGGACCCAACCGACTTCGACGAGGCACGGGCAGTAGCTGTCCAGGACGAGGCGGTGAATGGCTGATGCCCCGCCCAGGACCACGGAAGCCGAACGTCGTGTTGCGGCTCGATCAGGACGACATTGATTGGTTCGATCGGCGGGCACTGATCGAAGAGTTTACTATCCGCCACGGTGAGCCCAATCGGTCGGAGGTCATGCGCCTTGCCCTGTGCTATGCCCGTCGGCATATGCCGGTGGGGTGGCGGCCGGGTCGCGGTGTGTGAGGGGTGCGACGTGACGAAAGCGTGGAAGGCCACACCCGTGGCTACGGGTGTGGGGCTATGACTGAGGACGAGCCGTACTCAGTAGCTCAGACGAGCCATCCCCGGCTACGCTCGATGCCGCCGAACGGACACTGATCGCCGGTCGGTTCGTTGCCCGGTAGGTGCTGGTAGGGGTGGTGTTCCATGGTAGATACCTGGCTTGTGTTTGGTGCCGTGGTCGTCACTTCCATCGTTGCCCCGGTCGTGCTCACCTTCTTCACTGGCCATCAGCGCAGGGAGGACAAGCGGGAGGACTGGGCGCGGCAGGACCAGGTCAAAGCGGACCTGATGGCCGAGAACAAGCGGGTTGCGGATGTTCTACAGGCCGAGAACCGAAAGGTCATGGAGTCCTCACAGCTGACCCAGGAGAAGTTGAACGAGGTTCACACGCTCGTCAACAGCAACCTGACGGCCGAGCTGCGGGACGGTCGGGACTCAACGCAACGGATCTTGGCTTTGATGGGCGAGGTCATCGAGTTGCGGCGCGCGTCCGGTAAGGAACCAACCGCCGAGACCCTGGCCGTGTACGAGTCGACGCGGCGCAAGCTCGCGGAGCAGGACGCGGTACTGGCTGATCGCACTCCGGCTGGGTAGCGGTCACGGATCACTCGTAGCTATCCTGACGGGAGTATCCAAGCTACAGGGAGCGTGGCAAGTGGGAATTTCCGGGATGTGGAAGGCCGTCGTCGCTGGTGTGACTGGTATAGCGCTGCTGGCTACCGACATACTCGCTGATGACGTGTTCACCCTCGATGAGGGCACCTCACTGCTCACGAAGGTCATCGTGACCGTCGTGGGTGTCTGGAGCGTGTGGCGGGTACGCAACGCGACGCCGGTCGAGTCTCGCCAGGGGATGTAGATGGCCGAAATCGTGGGGCCTGGGCAGGCATTCTGGACCACGTGCAACGGATCTGGACACCTTGCATGGAGGATCACCGAGTTCGGTGGCTGGGCTGCCACGTGGGTGAATATCGGTACAGTGGTGGACACGGCCAATCTCGTATCGAGCGTGACCGCGTCGGGTTTGTGACTTCCGATGGGGAGCGTAGGTGAGCCGTGGAAAACATCGCCGACGCTGGACAGATCGGCGCTTCCCGCACCAGCACAGCAGTCGACCTGTGCGACGCACAGTGAGATTATGTCGATGTGGTCCGTCCCGTAGCCGGTAGGGAGCCTGGATGTCCGCCGTTCTGACCGACGTTTGTGTCCATGCGATGCTTGACAGCGCCGTGTCCGGGGCACCTGGCACGGCGCTGTTCGTGGGTGCGCACACGGCGCTGGGCATCGCCGGGGCGGAAGTGGCTGGTGGGTCCCCGGCCTATGCGCGGAAGGCGATCACCTGGCAGGCTGCGGGCACTCCCACTGCGCGGTCCAAGTCCATCACCGCTCCGGTAATCTTCGACATTCCCGCCGGGACCACGGTTCGTGGGATCGTGCTGTGGTCGGCATTGACGGCGGGCACGGCGCGGGCATGGGCTCCTGCGGGCGCTTCGGCGCGTCGCGCGTTCTCGGTGGACACCACTGGCCTGACCAACAACGACATCTTCTCGCCCGCGCATGGCCTGGTCGCCGGGAACTCGGTGTGCTTCTGGCCCACCATCGGGGCTGTGCTCCCAACCCCGCTCGCCGAGGACACCGAGTACTTCGTGATCGCCGCTGGGCTGACCACCGACGCGTTCCGGGTGTCGGCTACGCTGGGTGGCGCGTCGATTGACATCACCGCTATCGGTGACGGCGATGTGCAGAAGTTCACCCCCGAGGTGTATGGCGGCCAGGGCACTTACCAGGCGACCGACTTCCCGATCAGCCTGCCGGGGTAACCCTGAGGGAGAAAGAGTTCATGCGCTCACTGTTGTTTGTCTTGCCACTACTAGCGGGTTTGCTGTTGTTCCCGGACACCGCGACGGCGACACCACCGAAGACGATTGTGCAAACCAACCAGGGTTCGTCGGTCGGCGCGACGTTCACTGCCTCGCTGGCTCGTAGCCCGAAGGCGGGAAACTCGATCGTGATCGTCACCGGGTTGGATAACGCGTCCACCGTCGGAGTGCTGGAGCCGGACGACGTAGCGAACGTGATCGACGCCTCCGAGAGTGTCGCGGCGTGGCAGGTGCCGGGTGCACCGTACGCGATCGTGTGGGTGGCCAAGGCCGATCCAGCAGTGCGCACCTGGGGATTCCATGGGGTGGCGCAGCCGCATACCTGGCTGGTGGCCGAGGTCGCCGGCCTACAGACGTTTCAGCCGTCTGGGGTCCCGATCTGGGATGGCCCGGCCTCCCATTCCAGTGTCGAGGTCGGCACAGGCGGGACGACCCAAGGTACCGGGACTGGCAGTCCCACGGCGGTGCCACGTGAGGTGATGATCGCTTCGTTCGTGGCTCGCGTTCCGTCCGGCAGCCCACCCACGGTGACCGGGTTCACGAATTCGTGGCCTCAGGAAGGTACCTGGTCCCGTCTCGGAACCAGCGTGGCAACTGCCGGTGGCGGCGCGAATCACCGGTTGGATGTGGCGTTCAAGGTAGTCACCACATCCGGAAGTTACGCCTGTGACGCCACCTACACGGCCGCCCCGTCGGGGATGGCCGCGCTGCTCACCGGTTTGTACGCAGTCTGATGGGGTTGTCGCCAGACGACTTGGTACAGGTCGCTACCGGATCGTTTACCGGAACGTCCGGATCGGTAACACTAAACGCTACCACCGCTGGGAATGCTGTGCTGATCCTGGCCGGGCTCGGAGCGGACGGTACGAACCTGTTCGATCTCTCTGCGTCCGGATTCACGGAGCCGATCAGTCTTGGTGATTCAGGGTTCAATGGCGCCTTGTACGCGTTCATCAAGTCGGGTGTCTCAGCCGGGGAGGCATCGTGGACGCTCACGGTGACCGGTGGCTCGCAGCAGGTGGCGTGGGCGGCATTCGAGCTATCCGGTATCGATGTCGACTGGCCCGGCAAGGTGTACATCACCAACTTGTACAAGTCACCAACCACTCCTACTGCTGTCGCATCACACACCTGTGATACGGGTGGAGCTACGTCCGAGACGTTTTCGGGCCTGACCCTGGCGGGGTTCTTCGCTGAGAACGCAGCCGGTACTACCCCCACGATCAACGGTTACACCAACGGGTTCGAGGAGATCGCCAACCAGACGGTAACAGGAACGCGAGCGCATCGGCTCGCGGTGGCAGTCAAGGTACAGCAACAGGTCGAGGCTCCGTCCTGTACGGCGTCGATCAGTCCAGACTCGTACGCCAGCTCGTTCATGCTCGTGTTCACCGGGGTGGACAGCCTGCACGTACCCGACGTGTACGCGTGCTTCGGCGCGGAGATCGGCACCGCGACCAACCTCACCACCAGTACCCTGCTTGAGAGTGTGATCGCTCCCTGGGACGAGGTCGTCGGTACTCCGGAGATCGTGACGACCAATGCCAGGTCCGGCGTGTACTGCATGAAGTTCTCGTCCACGTCGGCGGCCGAGAACGTGGCATGGGCGCGGCGCACCAGCCCGGCTGGCGGCACCCTCGGCACAGACCCGACGACTGACTTGCCCACGGTGTGGGTGGACCGGTTGCACGTGTACTTCGACTCATTGCCCGGTATCGACGTGGACCTCGCCTCATGGGAGGTCGGATCACTCGCGAACGGCGCGGTGCTGTGGTACCGAACCGCCACCCAAAAACTCGGGATAAAGATCGGGACTGGTACCGAGATCGCCTCCGACGCGGTCATCGTCGCCGGTCAGCACATCGGCGTTGACGTACGCTATGACCCACGCACCACCACGCACGTCGTGGACTGGGCTGTGGACTACAACGCCAATCCCACCGACACCACCGCAGGTGTGTTCCAAACCCAGGCCACCACCGCGGGAATGACCGCAGGTGGAATCAGTAAGATCCGTAAGGGCCATACCAGCGCGGTCACCGTCACCTACTACATGGACGACCTGGTCGGTTCCAAGAGCCGCAAGACCTTCCCGCTCGGTGACCTCCGGATCTTTCCGTTGCAGGCAGACCCCGCAGGCACGCCCACCGTGTTCGGCACGGCGGGGAATTTCCGGACGTTCACGAACAACGGCACGCTTGCGACGTGGACTGCCGCCGCCACTGTTGCCAACCTAACTGGTGTCCCGCCGATCGTTGGTGCCGCCGCGAAGGGATTTACGCAGATCACGACCGCTACCGGCGACTACGTCGAGGTCCCGATGGCACCGTTCACCTGCGCACCGGACTACGTGCCGGTGGGGGGCCGCTGGTACTGGGCCGGCTGGGCTGCGTCTGGGAACCCAGCACAATTCGGGTTCGCCGCCTATGACGGTGACTCGCAATTTGCGTTCGTGAACCCAGCTGACGCGGAGTTCGACAATTCGACACTGCGTTGGGTAACGAAGATGCACCGGAACAATCCAGCCGCCTACTACCCGTTCCCACAATCGAAACTCGACGCACTGGCGTTTCGTGGTGGATTCTCCAATGACGCCAACCCAGACGCCGGGGTGCTGTTCGCGCTGTTCGAGCTGGTGGTGTTCAAGGCCACGGCGCAGACATTGTTCGGGAGTCTCGCGTCCACTACTGTGGACCCGTTCAGCCGGGGTATCGTTGGGATCTCGGTCAGCGCACCCACTGACTACGACACCAACCTGTACTACGAAACCGACGGCACTCCGATCACGGTCCCCGTCACTGGCGGCACTACCCACGACGAGACGCTCAACGCGCTGGACGCGCCCACCACCAACTACGTCGCTGCCTATCCAGCAGCTGAGCCACATCCAACGTAGTGGCACCCACGGTGGTCGCGGTGGGGGCGGTGGACTCCGTTACCCCATGGGTGCCCGGCCTGCCCATTGGCTGGGCGGAGAATGACATTCTCTTGATCGTCGGTGAGAACATCGGTGGCGAGGCGCAGATGGCCGCCACCGGGTACGCCCACGCCGCCACCGACGGCTCACCTGTCTCACCAGTCGTACAGGGCGTCAACACCCAATTGAACGTGTTGTGGAAGCGGGCCACCGCGTCCGAGTCGGCGCCCACCGTGACCGGTCCATCGAACCACGCCGTGACACGGATGATCGCCATCCGTGGTTGTCCACTCACCGGGAATCCGTGGAACATCGTGTCCGTGGCGTCGTCGGCCGTCTCCGACGTGAACGCGGCCTGGCCCGGCGTTACGACCACGCTGGCCGACTGCCTGATCCTGGAGATCATCGCCACCGGCACGGACGTGGCCTCGACCGCCCAACTCGGCGCGCTCACGAACGGCACATACACGAGCATCACCGAGCAGATGGACAACTGGGCCGCCACCGGTACCGGTGGCGGCATCGCCCTCGTGTCCGGGGTCAAGGCCATTGCGGGGGCCACCGGGTCCAGTACCGCTACCCTCGTCACTGCGGCGACCAAGGCGTACATGACGTTGGCGATGGCTCCGGCGCCTGCGGGCACGGCTGTTCCGACGCTTGTCATGGCACCGATGTAGGAGGAGGGCTGTTGGATGGGTGAGTTCTCCGGCGGGTTCCGCACGGCGGGCGCAGGGTCGACGACACTCCCGATCGCCAGCCTGTACGCGGTCGCCGGCACCACGTTCTCGCTGCGGGAAGTGGCCGTGTTCAACACGACAGCAGTAGCCGTCGTACTCGCGTTGCGGTTCCTTACCTCGACCGGAACACAGGGCACCGGGCGGGACGAGCTGAACCGGAACGCAGGCGTCGGTGGTACCCCGCAATGCACGCTGTTCGATACCCACACGGGTGGCCCGACGATTACGGCCGGGAACCTCGCGTTGTTCCCGTTGGGTGGCGTCATCGGCTCCGGTGTGATCCGTACCTTCAAGGGCATCGTAGTACCGAAAGGCACTACGAACGGGGTGGGCTTGGTTGTACTGACTGGTACCGGTCAGATTTGTGACGTGGATTGGGATTGGGACGAGATCTGACACTGAGACCCCGGTGAGTCGGCTATGAGTAGCCTCGTCCGGTACCCGGTACCGCAAGCGCCCACGGTTCGATGGCCGCAGTCGCGGATCATCGCCCCGCCGCAGGTTCCCGGTGGTTCCACCATCGCGGTGTTTCAATCGAGCTGGGCCACCACCACCACCCCCAAAACGGTGGTCGTCCCAGGGTGTCTCATCGGGGATCACTTGCTTGTCCTCGGTGGTGGGGACATGTCCACCGGGAACACCGTTGCCAGCGTTACCACCACGACCTCAGCCGGACCGGGCACCACTGGCTCCTGGACCGAACCCGCCGAGGTCCTCACCGGTACCACCGATGACTGGCTGACCAGCGCTATCGCCACTGTCACCGGGGATGGGGACATCACCGTTCAGATGGCCCGCACCGTCGGCACCGGGGCACCCGGCGAGTGGGGTTTCTGGGTGCTCCGGGCCCGTGACAGTGCCGGGTTCGGTGCCCCGGTCACTCAGCTCACCAGTGGCTCCGGCCAGGTTGTGTCCGTCACCACCACAGCGGACTCCGTGGTGGCGTACCTGTCGGTGGACTGGGATGCCGCGTCTGTCGGTACCTTCACGCCTGGTGGTGCGGTGGAGGTGGAACGCGCGGCCATTGGTGGGGTGTACACAGTCCATGCCGCCTACTGGCCTTCCCAGGCCGCGGGCACCCGCGACTATGGGCATACCGGTGGTGGCGGTACCAAGTACCGCATCGTCGCAGTCGAGGTTCTCGGCCCATCCAGCGGAGTCAGCGGTGCCGGCAACATCGCACAGCGCAGTAGCACTGCGAGTGCCGCTACCAAATCGGTGGCCGGGGCCGGTACCGCACAGGCACGAACGACTTCGACCGTAACCGCCAGTAAGGCGGCTACCGGTGCCGCAATCACGATGGGGCGGGTCAATACAGCCGCCGTGGGGCGCAAACTGTCCGCCAGCCTTGCCGGTCCAGCTCAACGTATGTCGACAAGCACCATTGCCGCCAAACAGGCTGCCGGGACGGCCACATCGGTCACCCATGTCATCACGAGGGCGGGATTCACCTCACCGGGGCCCAGCGGCGCCACGTCGGTTCCTCAACACGCCGTTACCGGCGCCGTGGGTCTCAAGCGGGTAGCCACACCGGCCAGTGCCTCAACACGTCCCAGCGTCGTGGCCAGCGGCCGCAAACAGGTCTCAGCGGGAGCACTGGCCGTCCAGCACATCACAACCAGAGCAACGTTCACACCCGCCGGTCCAGTGGGTACCACGGCAATCGTTCAGCGCTCCATTGTCGTCGCCGTTGGTGCCAAACGGATCGTCGCGCTAACCGGTGCCGTGACGCATACGTACACCATGACGGGTGGCCGCAAGCAGGCCATGGTAACCGGCCCCGTAACCGGGCACAGTGTCACTGCCACGACCGGGGCCAAGCTGACCGCAGGCGGAACTAGTGTGGCCCAGCGTACGGTGACCGTCGCCTCGATGTTCGTTGTTTCCCCATACGTACCGGCCCTCGTAGGTGTGGATGCCAATGGGTCGGTCGGTGGTGTGGACGCCAGTGGGTCGGTCGGTGGTGTGGGTGCCAACGGGTCGGTCGGTGGTGTGGACGCCGATGCCACCGTGGCGGGTAACTTGGGGTGATGGCCAGGCCGAAACCACGCGTGACGTGCGACCGCCGTACCGGCAGGTGGACGGTGAGCAGGCCGACGCTGGGCTTCACCGGTCATGAGCTGCGTAGTTTCAGCACATGGCGTGAGGCGATGGAGTGGCTATCCGATGATGTCACCCGTCGTCAGGGCGTTTCTGCTGGGCAGCTGGAACGGTCAGCAACACCAACCCCGGTGGCGTGGCCGTACCAGCGCATGATGCATGTGGTCGCCGAGTCATTGACGTGACATGGCTGGATCAGGGCGTAACCTTGGTCGTCGCTACCGCCGGTCGAGGGCGCTGGTCCTGGCCGAGAGTGACCTGTGTTGGTTGTGCGGCCACCATGGGGCCAGGACGGCCGACCACGTGGTACAGCCGAGGCACTGGCCAGTGGGCGTCCCAGGTCTTGACGACCCGGGCAATCTGCGACCCGCGCACGGGACCATGGGCGCCGGGGGTGCGCTGAACCGGTGCCCAACCTGCGGGTTACTGTGTAATCAGGTCCGGGGCGGTAGACAACCCCCGCCATCCCCGAGATCGGAGGCGTGGTGATCCCGGAACCGGGTGAGATCGAGGCAGCGACACGAGCCGCTCTGGACCATCACGCGGCCACTACGGAGCCGGGGTTCAGGGCGTTGTGCGCGGTGATGGCGATACGGCTGGCCCACGCGTACGACGCTTGGGACGGAGCGGACGTGGCCACGGGGGTCCGGTTGAACGCGGAGCTGCTGCGTACGGTGTCAGCCGCGTGCGGTGAGGCGGACCCGTGGGCCGGGGCTGAAGCCGAACATCTGTCAACCCCGGTAGGCCCCGACGACGGTGCATGATCGGTACATGTACTGGAGAATGTCACTGTGCGGGCTGGAGATCACCATACGGTACCGGCGTCACCCACGGGTGATGGTCACGTCCTCGACGGTTGACCGGTGCCGGAGCTGCCGCCGGCCACTTCACCGGCTGCCCGATGTCGGGTGGCTGCACGGGGAGTACGCGCGGTACGCCAGCGAACCACCGGTTGAGTGTGCGGACCCGCACCCGACCTGGTGCCGTCTCAGAGGGGGCCACAGTGGTGACTGCTCTCCCATGCCCACCACTGTACGGAACCCCCCGAACCCTTGACCGGCCCACCCTCGGCCCACGAGTCGCCGAGGTGCACCGTGCACTCGGCTGCGACCCGTTGCCGCACCAGCGCTACATCTATGACGTGGCGTTCGAGCTGGACCCCGATACCGGGTATCTCGCCTATGACGAGGTGGTGGTCATCGGCCCCCGGCAGGCCACGGGTAAGACCGAGATCATGCTTCCGGTGTGCACGTACCGGTGCGTGGCTTTCGACGATGAGCTGGCCAAGTGGTCGTTCGAGCATCTCGGGCGCGAGGTTCGGTCCCCTGGTAAGCAGCGAGTGGTGTATACAGCTCAGACGGCAGATGATGCCCGTCTCAAGTGGCGCCAGACACATCTTCCGCGCTTGCGAGCGTCCAGGTACCGGCGGCAGTTCCGATCAACGTTACAGCGCAACTGGGAGACGTTGACGTGGCGGGACGGGTCGACGTGGTCACCGGCCAGCACCACCGCACGGACAGGTGGTACGGGTGACACCATCGACTTGCCCGTGATCGATGAGGCGTGGTCCCGGCCAGATGACCGGACCGAGCTGTCGATGCGACCAGCGAGGCTGACCCGGTGGTGGTCGCAGCTGTGGGTGCTGAGCATGGTTCCCGGGATATCGCGGGCCCAGCCCGGTACCTGGCCGTACTTGGACCGGAAGCGGGAGCTGGGCAGAGCCGCGGTCCGGGCTGGGGTCCGGACCGGAACCGCGTTCTTCGATTTCGCAGCCCCTGATGGTTCAGATCCGGCCGATCCGAAGACTTGGCGGGCCGCGATGCCAGGTTTGGGTGTCCTGGTCCCCGAGCGGTTCGTGCGCAAGGACCAGCAGGATATGAACCCGATCGATTTCGGGGCCGAGTACCTGGGTTGGAAACCAGAGGCTAAGGCGCCGCGGTGGACGCTGGTGCCCCGTGACGAGTGGCGGTCCCTGTTCGACCCGGGTTCGCGAATCGCGGG